GGTTATTAAAATGTTTCTGCGTTAGGGTCCTCTTCTACTACAGGCGTTTGCACATCGGGGGACGGTGCCGGGTCCTCGTCGTCCTCCCTCATAATGGTATATTCTGCCAGTGGCGTTTCGTCGACGTCGAAATCCTTAGCGCCTGCATTTTCGTTTATTTTGACGATTTTAAGGTTAATGTCGCGCTCCATAACTGACTGCGGAATGAGCTTTGAGTTATAAGCGTGTTTGATAACCGTTTTTCGCCATGATTGTGCCTCATCGCTCACCCACATAGGGACCTCTAAGTCTACCTGATATGTTTCTTGTCCGCCGCTTTTATATTTAGTGATCTTGCCCCCGTTTTTATCTGCGATAGGCTTGTCTTTTAAATATTGCTTATAAGACTGACTACGGTTGTCGCGGATATTATAAACATCTACATCATTCATTATGAAGATTAGCGGGCGCGTAGTCGCCTTTAACTCTATCACAAAGTAAACGTGCGTGATTTTGCTTTCTTTGGTGCGGTTGCCCGGCTTGTGTTTCGTTATTTTTTTAAAGGGCATCACTTCGTAGTCGAATTCGTCGCAATCGTATACGACTTCGGGCTGATGGGCAAATTGAACATTCGGATTGTCCTGTATTTGCTTTAATCGGCCTTTCCATCCTACCTGAAAAGTGAGCTTTGAACCCATCGCAATTAAATACCCCTCCCCCTCATGAAGGGTAACGCCTGAAAGATTTAGCATTACTGCTGCTTCATAAACGCTAAACCGGTCGGTAACCTTTGAACATGCACGATCTGCGAGGTATTTATTAAATAACAACCTTTCCAGCTCGTAACGCTGTTCCGCCTCTTCGGGACTCACGCCCCTTGTTTTAACGGCGGTCTGTATCCAGTTATCCTTTACCGCGTCGTCGTTAATTACGGCCTCATTGGACTGAAGGGCCATAATACCCTTGTACGTTAATTCTAATTTGTTAGACATATACTTTTGTTTTTGGTTATATCTTAAAGCTCAAAGTTACACAATCCGGTTAAACTTCCAAATATTTTTGCAAATATTTTTGAGAATACATTTTTCCGGCGTATCTTTGAGGCATAAAAATAACAGATATATGGCAGCACTTAATCACATTTTAAACATTCGTAAGCTGGCGGAGCTGGCAACCGGCGAAAAAATGAGCAATGTATATTACCAGCTCAACGACGCCGTTAAGGGAAACACTTCAGCAATCGACATTAGGACGATTAGGCAGGTTAAAGGTATTATGCAGACCAAACACGCTGAATCTATCGCTTTTTTAAATAACTTAGAAAAGGATATTAAAAAGCGCGAAAGCTCAAAGAAATAGCTTATTCTTCACTATTAAATAAAATCACATGGAACGACACCACCTTTTGCCGGACCTGGAACCGGACCAGCTCGCCGCATGGATTATTCGTAACTCTGTAGGCGAGCCGCAACAGGACGAGCGCAAAACATACTACTCCGACGAAGAAAAGGCGGAGATGGAACACGAAAGCAGCAATAGCGGGCGCGAACTGGGCCGTCTTAAAGCTATTGAAAAGCAGGTTAAAGACTACATAAAAAAGGGCAACCTTACTGAAAAGCCTATCACTATTGTAATACCTGTAACGATTGGCGTAGACGCACTGGACCGCAACCGCTCGCAGAATTACAGCAACCTTGAAAAAGGATACGATGTTGAGCGCGTTGAGCTTTACCGTGTCCCTAATCCGTCAGAAAAGACGATGGAATTCTTTTCTATCGACGGCAATCACTTTGCCGACCGTACAACCGGCATGTCGCAAAAAGAAATCCGTCAGTATTGCGGCCTTTATGTCGATCATTCTACCGGCGCTAAATTTGATGGCGATGGCGTGATTCACGAAGACGACGCGGCGGCCGCTGGATTCTAACACAATGTTTAAAAGCTCAAACAATCACCTTAAAACCACTTAACAAAATGAACGAAGAGAAAAAATTTAACTTCACGCTTCCTGAGAATGCAGTAAAAGACGGTAAACTGGAAATTCTCATCCGCGAAGTAGATACCACCAATGAAGTGAAAGTACGTGACAGCTTTGCGGCTATCGGACTGACTGTTTTACTCGCTTCAGTAAGTACTTTTATTTCACAGTACGCCGCATGTGTCTTAACGACAGTCAAATCGCTGATCAAATATAGCTTTAACCCTGATGCGCTAATCTTTGAATTTTATGAAAACCCGGCAGATAAAGACGCCGCAGTCGTAAAAGCGAAGCTGGAAAAGCACCCGGACTTATTGGTTTGGAAGCTAAACAGTGACACAAATAAGATCACGCAAAAAGAATTTATTCAGCTTATCCGCAAAAAGGGCTACATGTTGGATTCTCCTAACGTTGCGGAAGCGATGATTAAAAAGCTACAGACCTTTGAGGTTAAATTTGAAACGACTTTAAAAGAAGCGGACGACCGTAACGGGAATAAGGAATCTAACTTCAAAGAGACTATGCGGCAGACGGAAGGCGCTATCGAAAAGGAATTTTCTTTATCAACTCCCCTGTACGTTGGAACTGAACCGGTAAGGCTCAATATCGTTGTTGAACTGGATCGCGGGAACAATAACGCGCCTGTATTCTCTTTCTATTGTAACACCATTGAGCAACTACTACGCGACGAAGGCAAGCGGGCTATATCTGCGGAAGTGGAAAAATTTAAAGATACTTACACCTGTGTTGAGGTGCAATAATTTTCTAAGTTGGCATAGATATATAAACAAAGGGCGGGTGTTTACCCGCCCTTTTCTGTTATGTTAGTTTTGGTTTAATCGTCTTCGACCATATATTCGGGGACCCTGTTTTCGTCTTCGTGACGACGTGAATGTTACCCATATCGTCCGTGACATTATTATACCATACTTCTGTGCCTACTGGATAGCTGCCGTATGTAGCTTCAATATTAGTAAAGCTCACATCGGCCATTACCACTGCTGTATCAATATATACAGGTCCTCCCAGTATACCGACGCGCCCATCGTCTGAATTACGGCAAATAACCTGTCGGGAAGTAGTGCTGCTTAATGTGGGTGCCGCTGGCATGGAAATAGTATTATCTGCCGCCACCTGAAGCCCGAAGCCCAGGCGCACTGCGTTAGTTGCCGACAGCGCCATTATCCCGTCCGGCGTTAATGTCATGCTGCCAATAACTGCGCCTATTGCATCACAAATAAGCCTAACGGTTGCCGATACGCCAGTAGTAGACCAAATAGAGTTTAGAGCGCTACCAGCCTTGTTTACGTAAAAATCGCCGCCTAATACCTGGAAGGCTCCGCCCTTTAACATATTCATCCAAACATCATTGCCTGGATTAAAGCCCATCTGTGCTATTAGGGAGCCGTCAGGTGCGCCCCAAACCGCCGCGCCGCTGTATCCGCCGTCTGCCGGCAACACGCCCCGTATTGCCTTAAAAAAACCTGTTTGCGGGTCCGCGACTTGCGCTTCGGTGGAAACGCTGTTGAACCTGGGGTTATTTGGGTCGTACTGTGAAACGCCCTGCTTCATTGGCAGGTTAGTGATAGACGACATGTCATAGGGTGCATTCACGTAATAGGTAGGATCGAAAACGGGTGCGATTATTTCTATTAGCGTGGATGCCTTATTGTCTATGTTGTAGCTTACCTGATTCCCGAAGGCTGGCACTTCTGGCGTTGGGAAGCTCTTCATAAATATGGGGGCGATAAAGGAGCAGTGGCCCATCGTTCCCGGCCTTAGCTCAATATCAGGATAAAGCCCATTGCCAGCTACGCTGTTAATGCCGAACCTCTCGCCGATGAAGGTCATAAAGGTGTGACCGCCGTAGGTGGTCAAGCCCGTACCGCCTGAAATTTCATACCGGTTGCCGGACCAGTACGCATAAAGTCCACTATATAAGGCGACGCCCCTATCGCCATTTTCAAACAGATTGCCCACTACATAGCTATTGCCCATAAATCCGGTAGCCGCCAGGGCGCAAATACGGCGATGCGCCGGGTCGCGCAAAACGTCTGTTCCTGTGTGTGTAAAGTATGGAAGCCCCGCGCCTATCTCGTTGTTTACGATGTAAAAATCACCTGCCGCATCAATATGGACAGCGCCCCGGAAGTCATTATCGCTTACCCAGTCAGTAGGCGCAGCGCCTAACCATCCCTGTATGTTACTATCCTGCAATACAAACGCCCCGCATTTACTTTTAATGCCGTATTTGGCGCAGCGGGTAAAGTTGCAGTTAATAATCTTGTTAAATGTACCGGCCCAGCGAACAGCGGCAAAAAGATTTGGGTTTGTAGTAAAATCCGCATCAATATAAATGCCGATCATTTCGCAGTTTTTGGCGTCGTCCTCGAACTCAAAGACATGTGTAGCGCCAGGGGCCGGAAATATTTTTGAAGGCACCCAGGACACCCAGTTATCGCGAGCAAGTTGATACGATACAAGGTTAATGCCCTGCGGAACTTTAATGTCTTTTACCTTGAAATTGCCTTCAGGGAAAATAACAGTCGCGCCGCCGCCACCTTGACCGCCCCAGTAATTTGTCTTTAAGGCGTTGATAGCTTTTTGAACGGCGACGCTGTCATCGGTCACGCCGTCACCCTTTGCGCCGAACCACTTCACATTTACGCCGCCCGTCCAGTTTAGCCGAAAATATTCGGTATCCATCTTGCGAAAGATGGTTCCGTCACATTTGGCATCCGTCATTGCCGTGCCATCTATCCAGTTAGTCACCTTACTAAAGGTTTGCCATTCTTTCGTATTAGAATTAAGCATACCGTAAAGGTCGTTGTTAATACGTTCCATTTTTTGAGCTTTTAAATGTCGAAAACGTCGTTTGTATATGAAGCCGGAACGCTCCCGTTTGTAAGGAACCACGGCAACTCATTGAAAGTGTGTATTCCGTCGCCAACTTTCATTCGGGGAGTAGTCAAAGGGTCCGCCAGTGCTATTTCGCCCTTCAGCAACAATGTGTCGGTTGCTTCCCATTCTGCCGTGGTTGCGGTCTTGTTCATGACCCGCGCATTTACGATAACCATATCCGCCATATCTGTAAATTTTTATCCGCCGTTTCCATTAAAGACCAACGGCGGGTGAATAATATCTGTACCGGTATATATAACAAGCTCGCCCAGGTCCCCAATAATGGTAATGCCCGTGAGTATGTACCCCGTTTCGATCAGCTCCACATCGCCCTTACTCTTTATGTTTTCCGGTGCCGTGGAAATATTATAGGCGCTATTTACCGTATACTGGTATAGGTTTATAAATATTCCGTCCATCTGTAGCACGGCGGTAAAGGCTTTGTGCTGTGCGTCGGAAAACTGGTAAGTCTCTAACTTCTTCACCTCATCCCGATAGATGACCGTGTTACGCTTAACCCGATCACTCAACGCCCTATATTCTTCTTTTTCAAACGGGAACTGTAAGTCTATCTGTGTCATGGGGAGACGCACGCCTATATAAAAATCGGCCGGTAGTCGCTCAAACCCGTAATTGTACGTATTATACGAATGCCTGTAATGCAGGTAAGATGTAATACCCCAGGGATCAGAATACGTGCACAAGAATAGGTTTGATCGGGCCATTACCTTATCGTTAGATGTGTTATAAATAACAAAGGTATATTCGCCCGGCATAATCAGCGGAAACGTAAACGTACTGAAGATGTTGTAAATATCCTTTCCTGGTGAGGCGACGATCACGTCTTTTGCAAGCGGGCCGATACCTGCCTGCACGATAGTATTTTTCTTCCAAATGTCCAGTCGGAAGGCGGCAAAATCAGGGTCATTAATGGCCTCATCAAAGTTTATATAAAAACTATACTTCTCGCCCGGCACATATACAGGCGTGGAGCAGGCCCCGTGGTTTTTTGCGTATGCTTTATTTATTGCCATCCTTTGAGCTTTTAAAACAGTGGTTCGATAATGACCTGCATTGTGTCATATATATTTGGTGCTAATACCTCGCCGCCAATGTACCCACGCCCAGGCGTGCCGAAGGTATCGACGAGGTCCGGACTGCCGGACTGCCGAACGACCATTCTATGAGGCGGCAACGGGTCCAGATGAACGTCATAAACGCCTAATTTATCGGCTAAACCTGACGGCATTTTTACTGTTATGCTTTGATTTGCCATTAAATAGATGCGATACTGATATGTATCTACGCCGACCGTTACTTCAGCGATGAACGGGGAAACAACGTCACTATTATTAATGATAGTGACGTTTGCTGTAAGTGCTATAAGCGGGCAAAACCGCATGTCTTGCGCTGGTAATACCTGATCAGCATCGGGTATTGTATTGTCTACAATAACCAGCGGAATAACCGGCTCGTTGCTGTCCTGGTATATCTTGTATCGTTCCATCCATGTCACAATACCGGTATTTGTGCCGCCTGATAATGTACATGTCGCCGAAGGCGGGTAGCCTATCCAGTTCGTGAAGCGTTCGCCTATGTCTATGGTCAGGATACCTTCGTTTGATTGATGGCCCGCCTTATCCTTGAACTTATATTTTATGAGCTTTGCGCCGCTATCGTTTTTACTGTCGGCGTAATATATCACCTTCTGGCGCTTCAGGGAAAATACGGGCCTTGTTGAGGGCGGAGTATCCATGTAAACTTCGATTGTCGATTCGTCAACGCCATATGTGGCCGTTACGTACGGCAACAGGTCTATTTCGTATTGAAGTTGCCCCCCTTGCGGGTAACCATGTGTATGATTACCCGCAATAACGTCGAAAGGTGCTTTTGTAAAAGCACCGTCCCATATTAAAAAGTTATTTTTATTTAGAATCATAGTTCGGCGATTTTTAAGCATTCAAATGTAGCGGTCTGGTTCGGGGCGTCATAATTACAGTTGCGGACGTGGCAAGAAACTAACCGGCCTTTTCTGTTTTTCGTCACGATGAACCCACGATCCCGATCTGTGCCTGTAACACCTGTTAAGCAATCCGCAAGGTCCCTATATTGCGGCCACGTTAGCTGGTGCTTAAAGACAATTTTCTTGTTTTGATAGTAAGCTGTACGACCATTATATGCGATCAGCTCAATATCTGCATTTTCTTTAATTTCGGTCTGCCTTGTCCACCTGGGAGGCGTTTTAACGAACTTTGTAACCAGGTTACCGTTTTGTTTGGTAAAGGTATTTTTAATTATGGACTTGTCGGGTTTAGCCCATAGTGCAGCATTGAACACGGGCGACCAGTTGTAAAACATGATTCCAGGCGATAACCTCGCACCATACAAAGTTTGAGGGCTGAATACGCCAGTTACATACTCGAAAGGCTCCGTCGTTTCGTTCCGCTTGTTTTTGGTAGGGTCGGCGTTCAATACCTGAATGTCCGCAGCTGCGCCGGTCATTGGCGACGGCGTCGGGGTTACCTGATACGATTCTGGAACACCTGTATTACCAGTATTGGCAATGACGATGGTAAAGCTCATTCCGTCGTTAGGGTCGCCGGGTGCTACGATCTTCAATATTTGACCCGCTACGGCGCGGAGCCTGCGAACCGGATCGGGTATTATTACGGCTCCCAGGGTTGTATAATAACACCGTTCAAATGTTGGTGGGTCCTGGTAAGGTATAATAAAGGTGTTATCATCTTCACTTAAAGAGGTGCTGGGCTTCTGTGCGAACTGCTCCCGTCGCTGCTTTTCAATAAGGTATCCTGAAGCGATAAGCACGCATTTGCGGGAAAACTTCTTCTTAAACGAGCGTACCGGTAATAGATATGTGTGTTCCGTATTGAATTCGTCCAGGCTGTTAAGTTCGTCCTCTGCGGTCTTTTCATACCCCAGCTCCACTTCATTGTATGTAGTCGCCTCGTCGAATCCTTCTTCGTAGTCGTACGGGTCTAAAAAACGGGCTATTTCGCCGCCTTCATAGTAGAATCCCATAGGCTCTATTACTATGCGGTCCAGGCCCCCTATTTTGCGAAAATTCAAACCTATGTTCCAGATAGCCTGCATACTTTCTATCAGGTCTTTAACAGACACCTGGACCGGCCAGTCGTTCACATTAAAGTTCCGCAAGGCATAGCCGTTTGTAATAAAGGTTTTATAAGCCCAACCGCCAGGGCCAAAGAATGAGCTTACCACACTGTTTGGTACGTTGGTAATAGACTGCATGCACATATTCAGCAGGTCAAACAAATTATAACCAGTACACGGCGCATCGGGTGCGGTAGTTGCCTGACTGATAGTAATATTCGTCATTGCGCCATAATACCTGGCGTCCTGAAGAAATGCTGATGATTGTGTTAGGGTTTTGATCCCGATGTAGACTTCGTCGTTTATGTCTAAGCTCACATTAAGCGTGTAGTCAAATATGAAATTCGTTTCCAACTGGAAATAAAGATCATAATAATAGGTTATAGGCGGTCCGAACTGAACCAGCGAGCCGTCCGACGCTTTCTTTATGTTTATAAACGGAACCACCCGCGCTTCATACATTTGGCGGGCTGGCGCAACCACCGTTTCCCCGTCTACTAAATGGAAAAATACATTACCCCAAAAACGAACGGTCGCCACTCCCGCTTCGGTAGCCTTCAGCTGATAGCGCGATTCGTCCCACGGTTTGTGGGCTACGCTCGTAAAGGCGTCCGGCATGGACGTAAACCCGGTTAGCTCTGTGGTAGTCTGGTTAATCGTTTCGGGCTGGTAATACATTTCCGCCCTAGTATAATCAGTACCCAAAAACTCGCATTCTGTTTGCGTTTCCTGCTCCGACTTCGCCATCTTTATAATTTCCTTCGGGCGCATAGTAACGGTCAGTTTTTCGGCAGGCGTGAGTGGCCGACCATCCATTGTGGCGAATTCATTCGCGGTAACCTTTGTTTCATATCGGGTGCGGAATAGTTGTTCAAAGGTGGTCTTTTCAATGCTGGCGGTAATCCCCAGGTCGTTGTCGTTGTAAGTGGTCAGGTTGACTGTCCCAGCGTAAAGCGTCTGATAACTACCTGTTTCAAAACTTCCGAATTCAAAGCCGATTTGACCGTCGCCGCCGTCTATGTCGTATATTTCTTTGATGAATACGCCGCCGCCTTTCGGGGTGTGCGGGAATGTCAGCTTTACATCGTCTTCGACGAACTCGAAATTAACACCGTAAAACTGTTCATCCCTTTGCAACATTAGCTTTACTTCATCCCAGCCGACAGGCTCCTGGATAAACAGTTCGCGCCCTGCCGGAGTGGAGAGCGTAAACCGATCAGGTGATTTATATAAATTCTCTTTCATTATCCGTTACCTCCTATACTGTTACGCGTTCTTTGTTTTGTTACGGCTAAGTTACCGTAAACAACGGTCTTTGTTAGGCCCCTTTCTGTTATGTTTGTCACGCTTACGGGTATATCCTTAACCGCAATCTTAAAGGCGTTCGTTAACGCTTCCTTGCTAAAGCTGTTACGTGTCATAGCTTCAGCGAACAGGCGATCGCTTGCCGCCCGGTTATCAGCTGCGACCTTATTTCCCAGGAACAATGAACGGATTACGGACGTAGTGTCTTCGGTATTAACTATGTCACGTAAAAGCTGTTGGGATTGGCTCGCGGTGTGAACTTTTTCGCCTTTATCTAACCATGTATAACCGCGCTTTCCCTCGTTGGCGACGCGGAACTTTCCGTCTTTCTCCAAAAGCTCAAAGCCCCGTTCGTTCACCTCTGCAACTTCTGCCGGGCCGCCTTGACGACCTTTGTAGTAAGATGGGATAGGTTTTGCCAGCACTGCCGCGATCTGAAGCGCACCCAGTGCGGCCGCAAATGCTGCAAACGGCATACCGCCAGTAATCGGAAATTCCGCCACTGCCTTTGAAATGGCAATCGCAGTGTTTAATCCAATTTGGAACACGGCCCCCAGCTTGTCGGCGATAGCTTGCTTACGCTTTTCTTTGGCGATAGCCCGGTTATATTGCTCTTCTATCTTCTTTTTAGCGTCGGCGTTATCCCCTGCAATCTCTATTTCCCTGTCGCGGGCGTTTTCAAGGTTTTGTATACGTCCGTCACTAAGGCCGCCTAAAATATCCTGAAGGGACGAAGCAGCATTCGCCGCAAAATCAAATGTCGCCTGTTCAAGCATCTCTTTTTTCTGCTTAACCTCTTCAGCTTTAGCTATCTCATAGGCCGTTGATTCATCCACAAGGTCTTTTTTGAGCTTATAAAGATTGGCGAGGCCCTTATAATAATCTTCGTCATTGGTCGCCATCTTGTCTAAGGCTTCCTGCTGTCGTTTTATCTGATTATCCAGGTCGTCTTTTCGAGCGCCGAAGATTAGATCGTCGCCCTGCTGTTTTGTTATTTCGCCGGACGCAACGCGCTTTTTAATACCATTGGTGGTGGCCGATACACCCAGTTCGCCCCGTGCAGTTTCCGCACGGCCTCTGGCGTCTTCGCGCTTTTGCAGCTTTTCTGCTGTCTTTTCCCGCTCCCGTTGTTCTTTATCGTTTATTTTATTGATAGCTTCCAGGTGATCAGATTCCGCCCGTGCCTTCTCTGCTAATATGCGCTTATAGTCGTCTGAATCCCTTTTATATAGCTTCAGGCGTATGTCGAATGATTTTTCCAGTACTTCCAGTTTCTTGTCTTCAAAATCTCTCTGGTCATCATATGAGCGCTGACCCATGTTATACTCTAACTCATATTGCGCAACCTGCATTTTAGCGTTAGCCTGGGCGATCTTATCGGCCGCCTGCTGTGCTTCACGGGCTAATGTTTCCGGCGATTTGCCCTTCTTTGTTTTCATCATCCCTTTCAAAATCTTGTCAGGGTCCAGGGCGTCAAGCTCCTTTTGCGTTTTTGCTATTTCCCGAAGGACTGCCAGAAAGTCTTTACTGTTGCTGTTGGTATTATCACGGGCAATGTTTAGTAAACGCATTTTTTCATTCAACCCCGCCACTGTTGCCGTGCTAACCTTCAGGGCATTTTCAAAGGCGTGCTGAATCTCGACAACCTTTTCCCCTGAAGCGTTTAAAGCGCCGTAACGATCCTGAAGAGCTTTAAGCTGCGGGTCGAACTCGTCGTTAATCTCCTTCATGTTGGCCGCCATCGCATCGGCGTTACTTTTAGCTGCTGCATTTGCACCACGGGCAAGGCCGCCCAATCCGCCGCCACTGAATAGGTTGGTAAAGCTACCGGCTAAAATTCCTTTTGTTTTTTGCCAGAAGGTAAGGTCTTTTGCCTGATTAGCTAAACGCTCTTTATCGACGGTTAATTCGTCGATCTTTACCTTTAGTTGGTCTTTTATGAGCTTTATTTTCTCTTCCAACATCTTCCGCTCTTCCTGTGATAGGTTTATCCAGTTCTTTATCTGTTGGTTTATGTCTTCGTAAGCCTGTGTATATACATCGTATACTACCGTTAATTTTCTAGTCAATTCAGCCTTACGCTCTTCTATTTCGATCTGCCTTTCTGAAGCGTCGGAATATGCAACAATGGCGGCTACCAAAGCTGTAATAACAACTATTGCAGCCCCCAGGGGATTTGCCGCAACGGCAATATTCCACAATCGCTGCGCAGCAGTAGCTAAAGTAATGGAGCCGGTCGCCGCATTTGTCAGGGTGATGTAAATCGCCTGCGCTGTGATTGCCGCTTCAGTGGCGACGGTATTCGCCACCCTTGCAACAGTATTTGCGATGGTAACAACTGTATTTTTAACCCATAAAGCCGATGCGACGATAAGTTCCTGATTGAATAACGCATAAACGCCCGCCAGGATAACAACAAGGGCTTTATGTTCTGAAAGGAATTTACCGGCGTCTTTAGTCGCCTCAATGGTGGCGATCATTCCTTTAACAATGCTATTGAAAAAGTTACTCAATCCTGCGTCCTGCGTGAGCTCTGTGATTGCATTTTTGAGCTTTGATATATTGGCCGCTAACCCATCTGATGCTGCGGCTACGCCTGGGCTAAATACACGATCCAGGTTTTGCGCGAATGGTTTTAGCATTTCGCTACTTACTTCGCCTGATTTAAGCATCTTGTCGAGTTGCGCCGTAGTAACGCCGATACCATCAGCAAACAGTTTAAACGCACCGCTCAAACGGTCGCCCAGCTGTCCGCGCAGCTCTTCTGCCTGCACCTTGCCTTTAGAAATCATTTGAGAAAGTGCGTTAAAGACCCCCTGCTGCTGATCTACAGAAATTTTCATTACTGTGGATGCTTTGGCAACGGCCAAAAAGATACGTCGCGTTTCTTCTCCTTCAAAGTTGGTGCCTTTGGTGGAATTCGCCAGCTGTGCAAAGCCTTTGGACGCCGCGTTCAAGTCGATACCCAGGTCTTTTGCGGTCTTACGCAGAAATTCCATATTCTCTTTAGCTTCAATCACATTACCGGATGCGAAGCCTACCTGTGTCTTTAGGCTATCGAATTCTACAGTCGTATTAAAGATAAATTCGCCAACCTGTCGCAAGCCCTGAAGGGAAAACAAGGTAATGCCCAGCTGCGTAAGCGTAGAGTTAAGGCCCTGAAATGCGCTTCGATAGTTACCTACATTCCTAAAATGCTGGTTCATTGCTGCGTCGAATTCCTTCAGCTTTTTAGTATTGCCAGCGATAACAGCCTGCATATACTGCGCAGTTGCTCTGTTTTTACCCCAGGCATCGTCAAGGGCTTTTAAATCCCTGACCATCTGCTTTGTTTCGGCTTCCAGGCGATCATAAGACCCTGCCGCCGCCTGATTTGCGGCCGTAGCCGCTTTAGTTGCGTTCGTGAGCTGGGTGATCTGCTGGCGAGTTGCGGCAATGTCGGCCGCTAACCGCTTCATCTGTATTTTGTTTTGTGAGGCGGAAAGTGTGTTGTAAGTGGCGATTTGCTCTTTTAGCTTTGTTGTTAACCCGTTGACGCTATCCCTAAACTGGTCCTCCGTCTCCTTTAAACCCTTCTTTGCGTTCTTTACGGCTTCCGTTTTAGCCTGTATATCGGCCATCGCCTGCGCATTATCCTTCAGGGCTTTCCTGCCGTCTTTTGTCGCTGCGTTTAGGTCCTGGGATGCCTTCGCCAGTTCACGGGCTGCTGCTGCTAATGCCTTTTGCTGGGAAACAATATTTCCCATGCTATTGCTAACAACAATGTCCAGAAATTTCTGGTAATTGTCGGCGAGCTTTTGTATATCTCGTATTGCGGCCCTTAGTTCTGAATTGTTTGAAAAATCAAACAGGTCCGTAAAATTAACCGGGTTGCCCATCTTGCAAAAGTTTAAAAATAAATATGCTAAACTGTTTATAAATGCCAAAAAGTTTAACTACCTTGCGGGTGCCGCTTGCGAGCAACACCGCAAAGGATAGTAGTAAACTGTTTACTGAATCGGCGTATTGCCGTCATCCTGTTTAACATCAACCGGCACTTCCGCTTCCTTCTTCTTATTGCCATGCACTACCCCAAACAGGTAGCCGACAATAGCGCCTAAAGCTCCTATAAGCGACGTTTTTATTTCGCTTGCCTGCTGATTATTAACGTCAACAGTAGGTGTAAAGGTTAGCTTAAAAAAATATAGCATAATAGCTGTGATCAGGTAAAATGCCATGAAGTACACGAAGTTAAAGCCCTTCAGGGCGTCCATTATCTTTTTCATATGGTAACACGATTATTTAACCACCCATTAAAATTAGCCTCCTGGGACCGGTCGGCCTCACAAAGTTCAACATAACGCGCTCCCTGAAGGCAATTTAAAACCTTAATCAGGGTTCCTTCTGGCGCTGCATTCGCTGCGTTCGTAGTCCCCAGGCCGACACGCCTATCGACGGCAAGATCAGGCCATAAGGCCCCGTTTTTATTCATGACATTTAAAGATCGCTGTAGGAATCCTGCGGCAACCCCGACGCCCATATTTACTGCGGTATCGTAAAGCTCATTTGCTACAACCTGCGACCGGAAAGCATCCAAATTGAGGGAATCCCAAAAATTGAGCTTATAAAACTGGGCGACCATAGGTTCAAGCGCAGCGCGAGAGCTGGCGGCGTCAGCAACCGAGGGCCATCCGGCCAACTTTTTAAGGCCATCAATATAAGACCATCCGGCCCAATTAGGCCAGTATCGGCGAGAGATGCCGCGATATGTTTCGCCGCCTTTGTCGGTTGATTTGTTGCTATATCCGCCTTCGTTGCGGTCTGTAAGGTTATACGCTGTATTGAAGTTCGCCATAACGATAATGCTTTAAAGCAAATATCGTTATTTATGCGTGGCGGCGGGTGCCGTCTGCTTCTTCAGGTATGAGAGGCGGGCATAAAAGGAAAGCACCGGCAGCATTGCGGCGTTATGAATGCCGTTACCCTCCATCATGGATACTAAATTCATATAACTAAGGTCCATTTTAAGGGATGCGTTTTCCGGGTCTTCCGGGGCGAATGACTGGGGTTTGTCAAGGCCCAGGATATATGCGTCTATTTCTTCTATTTCGGCGTTAATTTGGGCCTCGTCGCCCTCTTCTTCGATGAGTAGCGCGACCAGTTCCAAGCGTCGGCAAATGCGGACGAATACTTCCGTTTGCACGTCGTCCGGGAAAAATTCAGGGTAGTATCGTTTCAGGGCCTCAAAGATTTTTTTTTTGGAATCGTCGTTCGATTCCTTTACTACCCCCTGTGTAAGCCCCATTTCATTAAACCGTTCCGATAGGATCAGTAGCGCGTCTTCGCTGTAGTCTGTCAGAATCTCATCGTTAATAGCATACACGCGGCAACCAAAGGCGAGGGCCTGGAAATTAATTCGTTCCAGGATAGAAAACATATTAAAGTGAAGATTTTCGGCTTCCTTCCCGGCCTCTGCATACATGCCGCCTGCTAAGTATTGGTGGAATCGCTGGAAATGTTCGCTAACAGCTCGCATGTCACAGCCGACGCCGCTATCCATAAGCAAGTATTTTTGAAAGGCCATGTATCGGTTAAGTGGCATTTCGTCGGCATCCGTATAACATTTTATTGTTACACTATCATTTAATTTTATTTCCTGCATGGTGGTGGTTGTTTAATAAGCTGCTCCTATCCCTGACGCTGGCAAAAAAACCGGGACAAGACGGAACAGCACAAAGCTAAAGCAAAAATAAAGGCCACCTGCGCTACTTCAAAGCTCAATAATTGGGACCAGATAGCCCAACCGTAGCACGCCAGAAGTTCTGCAAACGAAGCCCAAAAAAGGATACAAAAGTCGCATTCGTGTGATGGCATCCACCTTTTACGGCGTAATCCATACCATTCATGTAATCCCCACTTATGAAAAAGCACATTACCTGCACAATTCAGCAGGGCGAAAAAAACCACGGCTATAAAAACGGTCGTGAGCTGCATAATTGTTAACGTTTACGCGAAAATAACAAATAAGTTGATAACGCGCCCCACGCCAGGAGCGCCCAAAACCATATGTAAGTATAAAAGGGCTGCGGCTCCGTCACCTTTACGGTCTTCCCTGGTACGGTGACCAACTTTTCATACGGCACACTTACCGGCACTCTTATGATCTGCGGCTTAACATCTATTGCGGCGGATACTTTACCGTGCCGATCTTTTTTTATTGATACCTGGACGGCACTATCCTTGTAGATGTAAGCTTCCGGCTTTTGCCCTGCTGTCTTCAGGGAATCAATAACGCGCAATAGGCTATCCATGTCAACGCCGGGTGTTTCCACGGTGATTGCTGGCGTTTCCACAGCTACAATGGCCCGCGCTGTGTCTTTTATCAATGTATCAACGTTCTGCCGGGCGATAATGGTCGGGTCCAGCTTGACCGCCCTTTTTAAATGCTTCTGCGCCAGCTGCTCTGGCGTCATGCAGGCAGCAAATAGCGAAATAATCGCAAAGCTCAAATAAAGTAATACTTTCATGCTATCTTGTTTTTTTAAGTGGTACATAAACCTTGTACGTCTCTTCTTCGAGTGTGTGACGGCGAAGATTGTCATCGTCGATTTTCCTTTGCCACTCTTTAAAGGCAGCGTTTTCCTGCTTTAATACCCTTACATCGTTTTCTAACGTCATTATTTTAATGGCGTCTTTCTCGCTATCCAGCTTGCCTTCATAATAAAGTTTGTAATACACGCCAGAGGCGGTAAGGGTAAAAATGAGGGCGGCTAGTACGTCCTTTGACGTTACCTTTAAATTACTCCATTCCATTGGTAACCCGGTTATTAGCAGTTTTCAGGAAAAATTGGGTATTGCAGGTTAAAATCGAATCGCATCGCGGCGAATGTCGGTTTTGTGTACTGCAAATACGTTTCGGTGATAGTAAATTGTTCAAATACCCGGTCCATCTGTTCGTAAATCTGTGTAAGAACTACGTCGGGAATTCCGCGCAGGATATTCAACACGTCGATTTTAAGTTCTTCCGCAAATCGATAGTTCTTTGTAGCGTTGACCTTCTGAAGATTCACCCAAAAAATTAACGATAGCGGCGTCGATACGATTGTTTGCGTATCTAAGGTAGCGAAATTAACGAAGTCGGTAGGGTCCCTTACAACAAAGAAACAATAAGACTTTAGATTGTCATTTGGCATAACGTTGACCGGCTCCTGATTGATACCCCGGCACTCTGGATATATAACCGTTTCATCGCCTGCCAGGGCATCTATTAGGGTAACGTCCTTTTTAGACAACCTCTTTTCCTGCTGAAGAAAGGCCCGGCCGAATGCCGTCTGTAGCCACGGAAGACCGTCTGCTAAAATCTGCTGAACTGTTTGTATCTGTAAGTCAAGGCCGACAGCATTCGGCAACAATACGACTTTAGGCTTTACATATCCATTCATGGTACTAAGAATTTACGGGCTTGTGCAACAAATAACGGGCGCAGGAATTCGCGCACCCTATTAATGGCAAACGGTGCTAAACCTTCGATCAGTACACCATATTTTTCTTTCAGCTTCTCGCTTTTCTCGTCAACGTTGTACATTTCAGCGCGGGTAGGCGACACACGCACCCTGAATCCTTCGTAATAGTTGCCCTCGTCTCGCAGCGTTACGCGGTCGTATGGGTCGCCCTTTTCTTGCTTCTTCTTCACAGTGTACGGCTTATATGGCGGCGTAATGGTAGACCCATCAGACCGTAAGCCGCTATGGAGCTGATCCGTGTTAGCGTCCTTCATCACCTGTTGAACGTCGGATCTATTCATAAGCTCAAACCCGTAGCGATTCATCGCCGCAGGTAACACTGTGAGCCGCTGCATTAAGCGCGTTAGTTTCTCATTTCCCATAATCTGAGCTTTTAAATACTTCCATAAGAAAGGCGTCTACCGTTATCATGCACCGGCAGGCACGATGCGTTAAATCCGCTGAAGTTAATATTAAGCGCCTGTAATTGCGCCAAATACTGCGAATAAAACGAACCTGACTTCTTATTTGGGTCCAGGTCAGCTAAGGCGAGCTTTTTAATTTTATCGCTTATAGCATTGCTCCTGGTATTGAACGCAATTTCGTTTAGTATATTAACGATAATGCGAGAAGTGAGGCCGTCCGCGAACTCCTCTTTATGCTGAATAAAGAAGGGCGTAAGGTCACAGCCTACCGTAATACCTAAGTTGATACCGTAATTTGTACCTGGGGCGTAGCTTATATACAACGGATCGAAAAGCTCACGGTCTACATTTATCCATTGCGCGGCCACCTCAAACGTGCCTATCTTAATGTATTTTGACCAGCTATTAAAGGCGTCTATGTTGTAGGTCCCGCACTGTGCGCATGGCGCACGGCCGAAGTCCATTACGCGGGAAATCGCCTGCACGTTTACGGGTAGGTCATCTTCATAGTAACCCAGGTAAAACAGGCCCGTACTATCATAGTTTTTAGACAAGTACCCCATCATGACGTTGGATACATCGGTCCATTGAAAGTTACCGCCAGTATCCACGGCCACAGGTATTAACGAAATGGCCTCTATCTGTGAACTGTGATAAAGATAAAAGTTTATTGTCGCCGGGCCGTCACACTGGAAACCCACCTGATTTAACGCGATGCCGATTTGCTCCGCCCTCACAATGGCTATTTCAAGCCCCACAAAGCGCCCCTTTTTGATTATGCGATCATTATATCCACCGAAGCCGTTATAAAGCCTCTGTGAATCTAAAAGCGACTTGCCCGCGTTTGTTAGCGTCTTTACCGTGGTTAAATCTGTCGCAAGCTGTGAAACAGCGCCATCATATAGCCGCTGAATCCAATCGCTATAAGGGTCTGTCTTCTTCCAGTACGCGACATTTGTCGGGTCTGTATTAATCGGTACGTCCTCGATGGCCTTGTAAAGCGCACTGCTATACTGAACGATAGTTCCTTCGGCATAGGTTGAACCTGCACTATATACGGGGTAGGAAAAGCCCGCAAATTCAGGCGCTATATTCTGTATGTTTTCCAGGGCCGCAAGTGGATGCGATCCCTGCACATATTTACCGGAAGATGATACGGTTAGCGACTGCGCGATCTTCATGTAAACCGGGTCGTCTGGTTGTCTGAAGCCCACAAGGCCCCGGAATGCCTGCTGAAGCTGTGGCGTGTTGATCATAGCTTTTAATTTGAGTAAAGGTAAAATAAAAAAGCCCGGCACATGGTCCGGGCTTTTTAGGTTTTTATTAGGCTGGGTATTGCTGGCGATTGGTTAAGTAGTAGGCACCGCGTTTGCTATTTCAGCCTTCAGGATTGGGCCAAAGCGTCCCGCAGGGTTGCTGTTGTAGGCGGTCATAAATACAACATCGGTGCTAAACAGATAACCTTCTACTGCGGTGCCGGTCAAATGAGCCGTACCAGCGTGTAAGGCGGATTTGTCCGCGCAATTGCTGTAATACATGGAACCCACATTCAGGTTAACCAGCGGTAAGTAAACCTGCGCCCATTCGTGGCCGTCCCCTGTCTTACGGTTGGCGATGCTGTCCGGGTCGTTCCTGTTCTGCATGGCGACATAACCGTCAGGGATGCTGAATTGCGTGGATTTAACACCAGCACCATTTAACAGTCTGTTGGTACCGTACCAGGTATACGGGTCAAACTGGAACGATTCATTAATACCGTTGCTTGTTCCCTGCGCTTGCAGACGGCGAATATTAGGCATACCTGAAGTACTGGTAACGATATTAATGTTGCCGTAGTAGTCCATCGTGTTGTGGATGGATTGCAGGTTATTGTAAAAATCCGCCTTCTCTTCGTCGCTCACCTGTAAAGAGTTACCAATGTTAGGGTAATACGAGGTAATAGACGCAGGGAAGTACTGGTTGCGGTTTACATTCAGTGTGTTTACTGCGGCAGTATCCAGGGTGTCTGCGAACTTAATAAGGAACTCTTCCATCTTCCTGTCGAAATCGTCCCGGTACCCAACATCATTGTTATTGTACTGGGAAGGGATCATGGTAAAACCATAAGCGTAAGTAACAAAGGTCAGTGTTACCAACTTGCTTGTGTTTTCGTTGTCAGGAACGGTACATGTGCGCTGATTGGTGATAACGACATTACCGGCATCCAATACGGGAACCTGGACCGTGTTACCCATCGACTTTTTGATGTTTTCGGTAACGGTTCTGGTTAAAATACTGTTCGGACGTTTGGTTTGTTCCTGGAAAAAGTCCAACGCACCGTAACGAGAACGGCGAACCTCGTTTTTATCTAAGGTCATCGCCTCGTATCTGTTGCGTAAGGGCTGCGTTAAGGTTGCTACTAAAGACATTTTGTTTAAGTTTAAAGTTTAAAGTTATTGTTTGTTAGCAGCCTGCAAGCCCCTTTTGCCCTGCTATTTGTGCGCAATATAATTCATTACCTGGATACTGCCGGACCCGCCGATTAGCGCATCGGCAACTCTTTGTATTTTTCCATCGCCTCTTTATACTCTTTGCTGTCAGAGGTTACGCCGATTCCGTAAAGGTAGTTGGATAGCTGAACCTGCGTTTTAACATCGGCAGGTAAAACGCCGTCCCACTTTTTCGCCTCGCCACTTCCTGCGGCCGCTGCTGCATCATCCTTTTTAGTGCCTGCACCTTCCAGCTTCTTACCTTCATCTAACAAGGGCTTGATCTTGTCGGCGACGTATTCATCTACCGACATAGGCGCGAACTTAGCATTAAGCATAACGGTTTTACCGTCATCCTGAAGCAGTGTAACTGTACCGTCGTCCTGAATTTTGTAACGCTTCTGAACGTCCGCAATGATATTGCTTTCGTACATTTCGGCCATTTCCTTAGGAATGGTAGATTTATACGCTGCACGGTGCGGGGAGAGCGCCTTTTCAATAGTGTGAAGACTGCGCGTATTATTTAGCTCAATCTGCGCGGCGGTGAGCTTGTCGCTATACTCGCCTTTCGTTTTTTCGATCTGCTGTTCGAGTGCTGCAATACGCTGTTTGTCCAATTCAGATGTACCGCCTTTTTCTTTTAAGGTGGTGATCTGTTTTTCCAGCTCCGTAACCGATTCCAGCTTCTTTGCGACCGCCGTCTTCAGGTAGTCGTAGTACTTCATGTTGGAATCTGACTTTTTGATTCCGGTAAGCGCCTCTACATCTTTTTCGATGTTGTCGGCGAACTCCTTAGTCTTAACGCCGATAACGTTAGCCTCGTAGTTCTTTAAATACGTTTGATGGTCCGCATCCGGCATTACATGCCATTTTTGAGCGGTCAGGTGACCGGAAACAGTTTTCAAAAGTTCCGGGTTTGCTGTCGTTGCTGCTGCGAATTCTTCAGCAGTAAACGTGTTGTCTGTAAGTGCCATAAGTAAGCCCCTTTTACTTGTTTATAATTGGTTGTTTGAATACGTTGTTATTTGGCTTCGTCCTGCTTTTCTTTGATCAGGTCTTTAAGCTCCGCTACAGTTACCGCAGGGTCGGGCGCTACGCCAAAAGTTGCGGTGTATAATTCGGTAAGCTCCGCTTTGTTCATGCTGGAAAGAGATTTTACAGCGGGTGCGGAAGTGTTGCCGCCTTCGCCAGTACCAGCACCGGTGCCAATATTGCCGTCTTCGCCTGGACCGTTAACGAAAGACGCGCCCGGTGGTGGTGTCAGCCCTGAAGCGTGGCCGCCTTGCCCCTGCTCTTCTGCGATCCTTTGCAGGTTTTCTTCGCGCATCTTTTTTAAAGATGTTATGGTAGGGTCTTCCGGCATGTGCAGTATAGTAACTTTCATACCGGTAAAAGCTCCGTCACTTTCGAGCTTTTTAAATTCAGCATAGCTAAATGTATTAGTCTGGACAACATGTTCTGGAGCGCCCGTATTACGGTTAAACTGTGCTGTAAAATACTCAACATGCACTAAATGCTGTTCAATCTCCGGGATCATGTGTTCGCGGCCAGTCTTTTCATTTCGGTTTGCAGGTACGAACACTTGTTCGCCCATCTGCTGCTGGTATTTAAGCTCCTTCATTTCCAGGTGGCTCAAGTTGTGGCTTTGGATTCTTTTCTTTAGCATAATCGTTTAATTTTTGTTGGATGATGTTTATTTTTTGCGCCGGGTTGATCATCCCACCAAAGGCGACGATGTTCGTATTTTCCCGTTCAAATCGTTGAATAAAGGTAGTAAAGTTAATTTTAATGGTGTATCCCACAGGGTCAATGGTCGGTATCTGCGCGGCCGCCATCTGCATAATGGTAAGGTCCGGGTATGGTTCCAGTTGCGCCAGTATTTGCGAGCGCTGAAGCTGATCCGGGTTGTTCTTATTCCTGGTCCGGTTAAGCTGCTCCCGTATCTGCGTAGTATAGTACATAGGCAGGCCCGCTGCCACAGCGTCTTTATACTCCGCTGTAATGATAGCCTCGCTTTTCAGATAGTGTTCCGTTCCAAAGCTCACGATGGCGCGTATAAAGTTTTCATCGTAACGCAGTCGGCACGCCGTTTCCAGGATAAATTTATATGACACTTCGATAGGGCGCTGTGTCTTCATGATCACGTTGTCCTTGCTCTCGAAGTTGGCCGCCACCTGATTTTCGTTAACGGCTTTATTGGCAAGGCTTTCGCCGTCCCATCCGACACAGTTTAGGAAGACTTCATCTTCCAATCGCTGAAGCTCCTTAACGCACCATTCTAACTGCGCGGTCGGTATCTCTATAACCTTAATCGGGTTACTCATTTGGTCGAATTGCTCGTTATCCGCAGGCGCAGGAACGGTAAGGACCGTACCAGGACCCATGAAGTTTTTGGCGGAGCAATGCGGACATTTTTCTACTTTAACGACATAGTCTTCAGCCTGGGTTGACGGTCCATTCGTAATGGAAATATACCCGTATTCGCATTGGTTGCCCCATTGGTCCCTATAGTTACACTTTTGATCGTAACTAACTATAATCGGCCAGCTACCGTACATGTCGAAATATTTCTTTGAGGTACGCCAAAACAACAACCAGTCCAGCTTTGAAAGCGACTTCGTGATCGGACCCTTTTTGTTCACTCCCTTACTTCCCTTTATAGGAACCGCCCAAAAAGAACATGCCGGGCAATAGCCCAGCCCGTGTGCAACCTCTCCGCCCTCAATCAGGGCGAAGTCTGTAGCATTATCGACACGTTCAAACACACGATAATAGTCATCGTCAATAACAATCATTCGATTGTGTCCCTGTTTGTACGTCAGATACTCGACAGTCCCTTTGTCGGCTATATCAACGTCCCTAACAGACCAGATGGATAGCTGCACATAATAAGGCTCCGGGCGCGGCGTGCTTTGGGTCTTCGGCAAATCCACTACAAGGAAGTCATTAATTCCCGTTTTCATGGCATCCAGTGCGACTTCGTCGAAGTCCTGGGCAAACCCCGTTTTCTGAACGAATTCGGCGTAGTCCTGGGCGAATTTATCGTCCACGAAATCAACCTTTATAATTCGATCTTCAGCCGTGAACACTTTACTAAGCTCGTCGAATATGGATTCGGTAGACTCCACTGTTTCGATCGGCAGCTGCGTAAGTTGCTTATATCTGATGAACTTATCGTTGGGCAACAGCTGTTCCGCAAACCGATAATGATCGTTTAGAGCAATCATCGGCATGTCTGAAGGCGTTGTTATAGGTTCACAGTGGAACGTTAACCGGCTCGTTTGCCTTTGCGCCTTTTCGATATTAGCCTTGTTCTTCGGCTGCTGTATTGTTTGCAGTGCCTCTGCTGCTGATAATGACGCCATCTTTAAAGCTCAATTTTGTATCCGTCAGCTCCCAGCGGTCGCCCTCTTTGAGCTTTAGGGTATCGTTAAGTGTTAAAATCCGTTCGGCGTGCGACTTTTCAAAAGGTCGCACGCCCAAAATCGGATTTTTAAGTTTGATAATCGCCATAATCAGGTGGTTGTTACGTTCACCAGCGCGGTAAGCGGGTTAAAGTTAGGTTTTACTACCTGTAAATAACGGTCCCATCCCTCGATAAGATCACCGGAGAAAGGCGTAATATTAGGCGCGTTAAACCCTTCAGAACCTACCGAACCAATGCGCCAGTTATACCAGTCGATACCGCCGATAATATTACTTTCCGGCATGGTATAAAAGATATATCCGTCTTTGTTGACCATCATAGCCTGAAGGCCAGTAACGCCAACAGCGGACGGCAGGGAAAACTGCGTGAGCTTTTCCATGTCCAGCTTAGGACGGGACGGCAGGTTGCGGAATCCACCCGCAGCGGTCACAGTGCCTTCACCGTTATACTCACGGATACCGTTAAAGGTGCTGTTGTCGTTGCCGCCAGTGGTCAGCGGTTCGGACTGCGGAATGGTGAAGCCTGCAAAAATCGGCGTGGTCACAATGCGCGTGTCATCGTTGGCCGATAAAAACGGCGTCCAGGTAGCCAACAACTTCATAGCGTCAGCATTGGCGAAATTTGGGCCGCCCGATTGGAAAAGCAATAGCTTTACGATCTGATCGAACCGGAACGGGCAGGACGCCGGAGTAATTGGCGTTAATGAGCCGGGTAACGGACAAGTTAAAAACATTTGTATTAGTTTTAAAAGTTATCAATATTCGATCAGTCGCGGCCCCTTTGCGGTTGATCTATAAACAAAAGTAATATAATACTTTGAACGGAACGGCCCTAACGATACACCGGGCCATTTACAACAGTCATGCCGGTGCCATCATGCGGCACAAGCTCGAACAGCTCGCGCATCATCCAACAGTCCAGGAAGTCCGGGGACATGGTCAATATCTCCTTTTGCTCTTCCTTACTGTTAAGGCCGTGCTTATATCCCTTGTCCCATTTACCGGACTTCTTAATGGCCCGCATTTGAGCTTTAACGAGGTCCCGAATATCGTAAACCTTTGGTCCGATTTTAACCTGGACGGAGTATTTGCCCTTTACATTGGCGTCATCGAACACCAGCACCGTTTCAGGGTTGATGTTGGCCCGGAATTGCCCGTTATTTACCCTTGCGGCAAAACGGTAGTAACATTGAGCTTTGAAGTTCTCGAAATCCTCTTTTATGCGGGTATCCGGGTCCCGAACCGGTTTAGCCCCGTTCCTGAAGGCGCGATACTCGCCCACCTTAGCCGTGCCGCCGCCGACGCCGTCCGCATCAATGGCCGTGTTGCACTTCATAACAGAAAACTTAGCCCGCAGGCGCTCTATTTCGCCTATGAGGTCATGAATATCAGACTTTTTAAACACGCTCATATGGATAATTTCCCAGCCTTTCCAGACGGTTATAACTGCGAGGTCACGGCCAAAACGGGCCGCATCTACCGTAATATAACGTTTCGGATTCGGCAGTAATTCCGGGTAATTCGTGAAGATGTTCGGAATAGCCTGATAATCGAAAAGACAAAGATCGTCTGGTTTAAACAACCAGTTGCCGTGTAACAGTTGGCGCTGCAATTCGGCAGGTAAGGAGCGAAGGCCGCCTAAATAGGCCGGGTCTTTCTTCATTAAGATGAGGTTATCCCACAGCTTACCGGGGATAAAAGTAACACTGCGCACCTGATTTTTATCGTCTATCGGCACGCCGTTAAACTCGCCGAACAGGTGCGGGGCCTTCTCCTTAACCTCTACAACGCTATCACCCCATATATAAACATCATTATCACGAAGGAAGTAGCGCAGTTTGCCTGCGCGTTCTGGTATCGGGTCGCCCGTAATGGGGTCGATCCACCATTCAATAAAACGAGCCACCCAGCTGTTAGGGTCAGGGTTACATGTGGCCCTGACATAAGGTTTTACCCCGCAGGTTGTACGGTTACGGGACACCATATAAAAGAACTGGGCTTCTGTGAAGTGCGTAAGCTCGTCAAAGGCGATATATGGAATCTGTGCGCCCTGGTAGTTTAGTACGTCGCTGTCGTGCTGCAAGTGGGAAAACTTCATCTTTGCGCCGGACGGGAATTTCCATTCCAGAACCGTTTCACGGGCCTTTGCACCACAATACGGGTATATCTCCCCGGAAGTGTCCCATAGGCCGCCTTCGTTGCGGATCATTGGCGTTTCACGCCTGAAGATCAGGCCGCCGAACCGCTTGTTATTGATGTGCCGCAGGGCTTCAAAGCAGAGTAACCACGACTTACCGGAACCGGCCGCGCCGCCTAAAATAGCTATATCCGCAGATGTTGCCATCGCGTCTTCCTGGAATCCCGGCTGCGGCCTTAATATCAGAACGTCATCACCCATATGAACAAAAATAAGGTAAAATAAAAACCCGCCAGGAATGGCGGGTATAATTCAAGAAAACAATGTACATAAAAAGTTATTCGGCGTCTTCGTCATCTAATTGCGCGTCCTGCACGACCGCTGTAGCCTCGTTTTCATTGTCCCAGTGGCCTACAATCTGATCTTCCGTCACATCGAACGTTGCGCCGCCAGTGGTCAGCACTTCATAATGTTGACTTCCCTTGTCGGCAACAAGGCGTTTAATAGTACCTTTAATGGCCTCGCCTGTTTCTGCGCTGGCGGGCGTTGTTAAGACAAAAAGGACCTTCGTGTCGAAGGCTTGTTTAAATTCAATTGAGTGCATCGCTTTTGTTTTTATAGTGATTAAATGAAAGCTCAAAAAATAAACGGCGTTGTTTCGTTACATTCAGACATGAAGTCAGTGAAAGCAGCTTTATTTCACTTATAAAATTGATCTTCCGCATGCCGTGTAAGGTGCGCTGTCCAGCCGTTTAAATCCTCATACGGAGAAGCCCCCGAGCTGCCGCATTATGTCCGCCAGTATACTTGAAGCAGCTATCAAACGAACGTAATAAAGATAAGCAAATATATTTGAAATAAAAAACCCTTCGTCCTCATAAAACGAAGGGCTACAATACCGGAGCAGGGCGCAATATTAGTAGGATAAAGCGCGACGTAGCAGTCCCCGTGTAGTGCATGACAAATATAAAAAACCCCGGCGTATTGCCGGGGCCTGCAAAGGTCCTTTCACGGACATATTAAACAACCGCCGCGAATATAGCTATTAACTTTCGCTTTACTGTACTGGTATGTCGGATACAGGGTTGTATTTTTTAACGGTCGCCACGAATAGGGCGTCGCTATCCCGGCGAAGCTGCGGCAGCTGCGAGTAATCGACCAAATCCGGGTCCGTCCTATCCTCTTTACTGAAGACAGGCCCTAATTTCCACCCTGCGGCCCGCTTTTGGCGAACCAGATTAGCGTGAACTGCTGCGGCGTCATACGCCGGATGCGTAAGCACGTATAAGACTTGCTGAATGATCAGCGCCTTTTCATCTTCAGGCGTGTTATCCCAGTTTTTCTGCGACTGGTCGCCCGCCTCTTGGTACATTTTGAGCTTTTCGCCCACATAAATTGGCGCTATCGTGATAGCTAACGCTTGCATTTCCATTGTGGTAAGTTTTTATGAAGGTAATTAAAAGGTTACATGTTCATTATCCGCCTTCCAGGCTTCGAGGTCCTGGGCGGCAACGTTCATGTTGTTGAACAGGGTTGCCCCTGACTTTAAAAGCTCAATATGTCGTCTATCATGTAGCGATGATACGGCGAGCGCATCGCATGCCGTTTTAAAAGCTACAACCTGTGTCCACCAAATAAAAAGCAGCTTCACGCCTACACGGTGATTGGGCCTATTAATAACATCGGCGATCATGCCGTCCATATACTCGTCGCTGTTATCCATGACAGGAACGTCGGCCCACTTACGCATCTCGTTTATTAGCTCTTCTGGCGTTTCCATAAGATTATACATTGATTTGACGATCTTAGCGTCACAATATCCGGGATACTTATTATATAGATTACCAGGCGTAGTGGTGCCGATCCTGTGGTCTATGTAATATTCTACGCCTTCTGAATCAACACATTTTATTGTGCCCCCATCCCTGAAAACGGCAACTTTCGTTAATTGTATCATGTGTTTAGTTTTTGACCTGTCGGTCGCGGTACTTCGCGCCTTCCAGGAATCCTTTAAAAAATGCAGTTGCTTTGGTCCACACTTCCAGCTTTTGAGCTTTTACGGTGCGGGCGGCGACCAGTGCCACTTCTTTTATGGCCGGTTCGGCGCGCTCTTTACGGTGCGGTTTCATGCTAAATAACATTTTGCGATGCGTCCACCGGCGCTGCTGGCGTAACGGTGGCGAATCCGGTAAGGTAATCGTAGTTTAGTTTTTTGCCCTTCCTGCTGTTTTCGCTGACGGTGAGGCGCTGAATATTGTCGATGTGGTACCCTCTTTCCGGGTTTACGCGGTCAATGCTGTAGCTCTCTACGGTTCGGCCCTTGCCTGCGATATAGTCGGACCTGTAGCAGAATTCCGTAAACTCTTCAATCGTGAGTGTGCAGGCGTAGCGCGTTTCCGCCAGGGCCTCAGATAGCCCGCGTTTAATGGCCTCCTTTTTACGGCGCTTACAGTTCTGCTGCAAGTTGGTTAAAGATGCCTGTATGGGATTCTTAGCCCGGTAGCGACGCTTTTCGCATGTTTGACAGATGTTATGCCCTTGCGGCGGCTCTTTGCGCCTACAATCGACACAACGGCGCTTTTTTGGTTTTGCCATAACTAAAGTATTAAAATGTTAAAGTGATTGGCGAGCCACCGGATAGCTTCGATATACGTTAACCGGTGATACTGCATAACGAAATTTACAGCAGTTCTGCCACCCTGACCGCACCCGAAGCATTTATATACCTGCTTTTCCGGGTTGACGTTAAAGGATGGCGTACGCTCGTTGTGGAAGGGACAAAGGCCGATATACCCCTTCCCTCTTTTGGTGAGCTTTACAGATGAAGCTATGACACCCAGCAGGTCCGCTTCTGCGGCGGCCGTAATTTCTTTTACCTTATCTTCAGGGATCAGCATATGCTTTATTTTAGGTGATTTAATCCGGGTCCGGGCTTGTAGCCATTCGGCGGAATCCATGTTTTGCCGTGCTTCTTATATATTTTCCAGTGTGTAGCGCAAAAGAATACGTTACGGGCTAAATTAACCCACCGCCTACGCCACCAATAAGAAACGGAACCGTTGTTCCATACGTCCTTAATCCGTGTAAAACGGTCGCACCCTTCAATACAACAGCACCATTTTTTAATAGGCGCATCCAGCTTGTTAAGCTCGTCGGGCGTAAGGTCTTCCGGGCTAAAGTCAAGGTCAGGGATTGGCGGTTTATTCGGCTTCATCGTCTTTGAGCTTATCATAAAACGCCTGTAATTTAGTTTGCTCTGCGTCTTCTCTTTCCAGGGCTGCGTGGTATTTGTCCAGGTCTATTTCGTTGGTCACATTCTCTTCGACTATGCGGGTGAGCGTTTGGGGGTCCAGTGCGTCTACTTCCCAACATGTGCGGCCGTGGTGCCGGATATAATCAGCGGCCCGGCTATCAGTTAGTTTTGTTGGATTGGGCGGCAAATTAAACTCTCTTATCTGCTCCTTTGTTAGGCCGATTGGGACAACCCTGAAAAGATCTTTTTCTTGAAGATACCAACGAATCCGCGCCGCCTCAAACAAATCTGCATAGTCTTCGTTGTCTTCATTGAGTAGCTTTAAAATCTTTTCGGGCGCATATTCTTCGCGCACAAGATCGTAAATATCGTGCTGTTCTTCATTCCACCATTCCAGTATTCCTTTAACAAAATCATCATCGTACATTAGGGACCCCCCTTTCGACAACATAAAAAGCAGTCGTTCGCGTATGTCGCGGACCATATCTAAGCCGCTGGGGTCATGGTCGCCAAAATACAAAATGGTCATTTTGCGGCCGGCCTTTATGGCTTCCAGGGCGCGGCGGTAAGACCTGTAAATCGCGCTGCTAGATGTATAACCCTTGTTTACAACTAACTGTATATGGTACTTTATAGTAGTCCGCTGAAGGATGCCGGAAAGCGCGTCCTTTTCCGTCCAAAGCTCAACGCAGTTGTTTTGCCCTTCCTGTCTGTTTATCCTGAAAGTATCTATTGCGTCCTGCATGGCGTGGGTTGCGTCCTTTAGTGAATAGGGGATATATGGCACGCGGCCCCGGTCTTCGACGGCCCCCCAGTCAATAGCCCCACAGTACCGGCAATCGTCCAGTATGTCGCCTAATTTCTTGTAGGCGCTGTCGTGGTTAACTATCCAGTTGCGGGCGACAAGTTGATAGTGTAGCTGACGGAGCGTAAGCGTGTAGCCTTCGGTACTGTAGGCGTTCACTATTTGGATTATGCGGGATACGACTACTTCCTTATCTTCTTCCCATATGCGCTGTGTGCCGTCTTCGTATTTGCACGTTACCCTTACATTGCCGGTAAGTCGCCGGGCCTCGAATTTTTCTTTTGCCATTTAGTCAATAATTAAGTATTTGTAAAGGGAATCACCCAACCACATGCAGCAGCGCACGTAAGTATTCAAGCTGGGCTTTTCCGTACCGTCGATAACATGTGAAAGAACTATATACGGAACGCCGATTTGTCCGGCCGCCAGATGCGGCGACAAGTCCTTCGCCGTGATCCGTGCCTTAATTGCTTCGCGTAGCAGGTCGTAACTGCAAACGTCATTTACTACCATACACCCTAATTTGAAATAAAGGTAATAATCATACCGGACATTAACAAATATATTTTCCAAAATATTTGCAAATATATTTGGATAGTTTGAGCTTTTGATTTATCTTTGTGTAACAAAAGCAATAAGATATGATACACGTAAAAAGATCGAATCCGCATTCAGGCTACCGGGGCATTCAGCCTACATTTGTTGCAGGCTGCCAGGAAGTAACAAACCCTGAGATCGCGCCAGTAAAACTTCAGTTCGTTACCCGTGAGAGGTTCAACCACGCATACCAGCAAGACCCGGCGACGTGTTGCCCTTCCTGCGCTCTTTATGCAAAAGTAGTAACCGTTGCGCGTGTTGGTGATGAACTTTTTTACAATACGCTCATGTCGAACGCAGAAGGCACGCTGGAAGGTGTTTTGTATCACCATACTAAAGGATTGCTTACTATCTTTTTGGCACACACCGCCGAAGCTGCCGACCGCATGTTTTCTTTTTACGAAGAGATCAACGCTTTGTCTTACGATCAACTGGTCGAAAGATACCCGCATACATATATCAGCCGATACGATAAAAAAGAATCGGTTGTCCTTTCCAGGGACGGAAGTAGGATACGAGATAAGGCCCGCAGTGCTAACCGACTTGGGAAGGGTGCGTTTGCAGAAAAGATGCAAGACGCCGCGCGTCAGCACTACATCGACGCAACGCTTAAATTAGCATTCCGCCTGCGTCAAAAAGGCGTTGAAATAGGCGACAATGTAACCGTTTCAAGTGAACGCATAGACGGGGCCGGTAATATTGCCATACAAATAAAATCAGATAAAGGCGTCGTGAGGGCCTGGACGATCATAGCTTCCGGGCCTGTAGTAGCACCGCACTACCGTTACCTTATCAAATAATATTAACCGGGCCGTCTGCCAGGGCGGCCACATTTCCTTCATGCAATGGCAGCAACTAAAAAAAGTAATCATATATCAGGGCAACAGATGCGGTGGCGCGTCAATACGTTCGCCCTTTTTAAGGAGATCCTTATAAACGAGCAATGCGCTATACTCAAAATGCCTTTAAATATACTCATGGGTATTTTACAGGAAGTGGCCGCCCGTTCATTGGAGCTTAACGACCCACTATTGACGGCCTTAATGTGTCGCCTTGCGCTTTATGAGCAGGCGGACCCATATAGCAAAGAGTATGCAGGGGGCAAGGCTATTAGCTCGGTAATAGAACAGGGATATAAAAAGACAATCACACCCAAAAGCTCAAAAAATGCAAATACCAACAGCAAAAGAAACGCTTAAAGACGCGCTGGCGGAAATGCCACTTAAACGCACACTTTAAAAACTCAAAATATGGAAAAAGTAGTCTACACGCTGGAAGAACTGGCGGAATTTTCAGAAGAACACCCGTATCACTGCCATACGGCCAATTATTACAGCAATGATGCGTCTACAACGATCGACCTGTTTGCCGACTTCATTGCCGAATATGACGACGCGGATACTGATATGAATCTAGTTTTCCGGTACGACATAGAGAAGGAAGAGCGAAGCGGTTACTATCGCCTTACGGTCTTCTTTATGGGTCAGCGTAAGGGGATCTACTGGTCCGTAACGGTGAAGGTAGTAACGGAACCTGACGCGCCGCGCCTTTGCGAATTCCTTCAGAAGCACTTCGCCACACTGAAGGCTATTATTACTCCTTTTTAAAGCTCAAAACATGGCAAAGCAGCAGTACGCCGTCAACTATGCGGCCACCGGCACGCCGGATATTTACCCAGTCCACGACCCAAATGCAAAGGGTAAGACGTTCGCCTATTGCAAAATTGAGATCGTGGACATATTGAAGCGAGAAATCAAAGAACGCCAGAAGGAAATTAAACGGGTGCGCGACCTGCGCGAACCAGATCTGTAAACCGGGCCGCAAGGCCCATAAATCCCACTATATGAAAGGCATTATCGGCAAAGTTACCTACCTCTTCATTCTCATTACCTGTATTTGGTTTTTCGTCTGGTCCGGCTCATTCGTATGGTTGGTGGTGACGGTTATCGTTGCCCTGGTGGGCCATGCGATATGGGGAGACAAGGGGGACCCGAATACATCTATTTTTGACGACAAAAACGAAACATTATGATCATTTTAGGGATTATTTGTATCGGCCTACTTATCGGCCTTATTTATCTGTTCCGCGTGAACAGCAAAACGTCTTATGAGCTGGGTATGCAGAAGACGCTACAGACCCGGACCATGAACGATTTTATCCAGTTAAACAACGCACACATTAACACTTCAAAAGAGCGTGAGAGGTTGGCCGCTGCCGTTAAGACGATGCAGGACGAGCTTTTAACATTGCGCCAGCAGCAACCGACTGGCGAAGCTATGGCAGGTAACGTGCGTTATGAATTCAATAAAAATGAAGATTTCCCTATCATTAAAATCGCCTCTCCTACCGAATCCGATACATGGACTATTGGCCTTTTTACTGATGCTGTGCAGGGGGTAATCGATAGAATACAGGAAGTAAGAGCCGGGCAAGGAGAGTATCTGGAAATACTCAGAGCATCACCGACATACGCGGAATATACAGCGCGTCTGGAAGACCATAAAAGGAAGAAAGACAGAAAAAAACATTTCAATCCGTAAGTTGATATAGGATCTAACGACAAAGGGCTGGGTATAAACCCGGCCCTTTTTTATGTTCCTTTATACGGGGTGTACGCAAAAGGAATAGAGTATCCGCAAAGATACGCCGCAATGAAACAAATATTATACCGGATATATACGGATATTTTGAGTAGATGCCACACTGGCGGGCCTTACGTAAAAACCCCCATGCCAAAGCACAGGGGAAAAACAAAAGCCGAAAGAAAAGAGTACCGGGAGCCGGACACATCAAAGATAACGACTTCAGGAATAACAAAGGGGCCACGTAGATACATGGCCCCTTGTCGTTGCATCCTGCGCAGGGTGTAACGCGCCGGAATAGAGTACAGGGAAGGTACAATCGACCCGTAATATTATTTTACGGTTTCCCGTAATGACATGAAAAAGGCCGGGTAAATACCCAGCCTTTGTAATTTGATGTATGTTTATCAACCATAGAGCAAAAATTTATCTTCTGCCGCATTGCCTCCCGTGGAAGCGACGGCGGTAATATTCTTGTTTGTGGTCACGATCCCGGCGCGGTGGCGCTTCATGTGCGAACGCCTGCGCTATCTTGTCGGCCGTGTTCATTAATCTCAGCGCCGCATTGAGCTTTAAAAGTGCGGCCTTTATTGGCGCTACCTGCGATTCTCCGTAAGCAAGGCGGGCAAGCGTACCGACGAAGGCGGCCTGATTATTTCCCAGCTCGTCAGGCTTCAGCTTAATTTCTCCGCCCATCCAGTTGAGGTGCATATAATATTTACCCTCGTCGTCCTTATGGTTCGTCAGCACGGCGTTAACAATGGATTCGCTGCCGGTGCTATATACCAGTACGATACGGGCTTCCAGGCGCTTAAAACCTTCCGCCAGTAACTCTTCGTCGAACCCTATCTGTAAAAATCTGATTTTGGCCATGTATGGCGGCGCTGTAGCGCATATTGCCAAAGCCGCTGGTGTTTGCCCGCAACATGGGGCCGATTTTCTTAACTCGTCCATATGTGAAAGGTTAAAGGCCCCAGTTACGGGGCCGTGGTTACTACTGTAGGTCGTCCAGCTCGTCCAGCTCAATATGATCAACCTTTCCGATGTACTCTTCGAGGTGTCCTTCCCGGTTCATTACAAACGTGCCATAAACACAGGCGTTATGTGTTCCTGCCGCCTGCTTTATACTGATAACCGTATCACCTGTTAGCCATCTTGCCACCTCAACCCATGAAGCCCGGAAACGCAACCCCGTGTTATCGTGGCGCAGGATCATAACATTTGCCATGTACTCGAATCGTTCAAAGTGTAGCTCACCCTTTACTGGTACGTTACCTTGCACCTTGCCACCATACGTATTCGTGTGGTCATAGCTTACAAGTGTAATGAAGTCTTCCTGATAGACCAGGATGCCAGATTGGACCAATGTTGTCATTTGCTCTATGTTTTAATTGTTAATGATAACGTAAAGATACGTTGAGCTTTTGACGTTTCCAAATATATTTGCAAATATATTTGAATTATTTAGGCACCAGGTCGCTTTCTTCTTCGGTATAGTTGCGGCCATTGTCGGGTATATAGATTTGCACCTGGGCTTTTGTCTTCTGAAGATTATCGGCCTCGTAATATCCGGTATGCTTCGCCAGCATATCCAGGGCGGCGTCCTTACTGTGTAGTTGGAATTCGATACCGTGGCGACCCTGCTTTAACGATTTGATCAGGTGACCGTTACGGCCCTTTAATAGACGTTCAAAGCTCAAATCCTGAACGGTCAATTTCTTTGCATCTTCCCTGCTCATACCTCCCCGGACAAGTTCGTCCCGGACCTGTTCGGGCGTCTTTAACTGGGCAAGCTGGGCCGCATCACTAAAGGCGATAATCATAAGCTCGTTTGTAATACGGTCGTGAATGTCCTTACGCTCTTCTTTAATCTCTGCCTTACGCTGTTCCAGGTAGGCGGAAACGCGGGGCTTCTTTAAAAGCTCATTAGCATAGGATGACGGATTCTTATTATCGAATCCGGCTTCCCTTACTGCTTCGGCCTTATTGAAATGGAAAAGATAGTTTTCGATAAACGATATTTCGGCGTCTGTAATGTCTTCGGCAGGCACTTTGCCGCCTTTGCGCAATTTATCGGGGTTGCCCGGTGCCGGTTTGCGCTTTACTTTTACCTGAAGTTTGCCGGGCTTTCCTGTCACTTTGTTGCCCTGACTATCGGAAAACCCCTTTTTCGCTTTAGTCATAATGGTGCAATTGTTCCACTGCAAATTTGCATCTTTTCCAGCAGATAGGCGACCCCGTCATTTTCCCGGATCATTTTTTCCAGGCTCGCCTTAAGGCGCTCGTCTTCGCAATACACCTTTGGGCCATTACTGAAGTCTGTATCGACCTGGAACGGGACTTCGCCCATTGATCGACGCTTATCGATTAGCGCCTTATTTTGGGCGGCTGGCGTTGGCGGCGGGGTAACCTTCGGCATAACCGCTGGCGCGTCGGTGCCGGGTAGCCGGAAGGCGGAGAAATTAGGTTTATCGTAACGGGGTGGTGGCGGTTGTAGGATCAGAAAGTCGCCCAAATCTGAACCGTCGTCAAGTTCTGGCGCTGGATCAAAAAAAGACACGCGGCAACCAATGGCACGCAGGCGAACGGCGGCACTTTCATAATCTCCCACGATTTCGCCTTCAGGATGCGTGCGGCGGACGAGCTTTTGCATCTGCTCGCCCCTCACTGTTATGGTCGCCATCACCTCTTTTTTTCGCATCGGCAGCACGCCCCAGGTGGCACGTGCTGCAAACGAGAAGTCGGGACATAATACCACTTCACGGCCTCGCAATGGCTCTATTTTGTCGCGAACCAATCCTTCAGAGCCGGACGAGGCCATCCATACGACGGGGCGACCCTGCCAAAACGGCAAATATCCTGACGCAATAACGGCAGTTTTTTCACTCTCTACCAGAGCGATTAACGCATCTGCCGGAGCATCCCAAAGTTGATGCAGACCAAACAGGCATGTACTATATCCCTCCTCTATGGTGAATAAGCGTTTGGGCTGCGTCTTCTCGAAAGGCTCACCGCCTCCAGGCTTCAGGCGCTTGCCATTGGCACCGTAAAAGATGCGCTGGGCCGTACGAGGCCGCAGGCGTTCGTCTATTTGCCAAAACGCTGTTCCGCCTCCTTTTGTAGTTCCTACGTAAAACAGGAACACTAAGCGCATAGCTTCAGTAGCTCCAAACAGGCCGATAAGGTATTGCACCAACACGTTACTATCATAACCGGTAAGCGTCGCCTTAACGATGGCCTTATCGACCGGATTGATTACTGCCTTCGGCGGTTCGTGGCGCTTATAATCCTTTGAGCTTTTACGCTCCGCACTGTGCGCCTGTTCCATATCCTCGAAGGGATGAAGGAAATATCCGCAGTGGTCCTGCCGATCACATCGGCCGTATTCTTCCGGCAGATACTCTTTATCGTTAAAGTTGTAGTAACGCACAAACCGGCGCTTTCTACAGGCCGGACAGATATGCTTTTTCGCTGCGTGGCCTTGTACGGACTTATCCAGTGCAACGCCGTTAATGAGTGTACCCATTGTTAAAGATTTGTTAAATATCCGTTATATCAGCCACCATGTCAATAAAAAACCGTAGTTTAGCGCCGAAACGGCCGCTCCGCAGGAGCTACGGGCCGAGTTCGCAGCGCTAAAACATACGTTTTGCAACGCTGGCGCGGGTTCCCAGCAGTTTAGCACCCAAAACATGCTAAACGTTTAACACTAAAATTAAACTGTTGATGTTAAACACTTTCATAACCTATTTATTTTCCGCCTGTTGTGCTGCGGTATAAGCTAAACGGTAAAATCCCTTCTTTTCACGTACTATGTACCCGTAAGACTTCAAAAGCTCAAAGAATCCGCCTTTAATCTTCACCTTAGTAAGCCCTATCTTATACCGGCGAGAGAGCGCCAGCATAAGCGAATCGTAAGACAAAAGCGTCTTGCTGTCGAATACCTGTTTTGCGATGTTCCAGTGTTCCGTCTTTGTATATTGTTCCGGGTTTGGATTGATCCGGGGCTTTGGTTTGGCCTTGCGCTTTGGCTCCTGATAGAACGAAATGCCGGGGGTAATAATGCGCAGTTCCATTATAACTGTTTGATCATTCAGTTTAACGGTAAGTAGTTGTTTATTAGACATGTGCTTAAAAGTTTAGGCTAATATAGGTGTTAAATTGTTTAAGCCGGAAAGGCCCCGGTTAGGGGGCCTTAACTACTTTCTTTCCTTTGGGAGTGATGTAATAGTAATTTACCGTTAGGTCTTCTCCGCTTTGCGTTACCAGTTCGTTTTTTAGGAGAGACTGAAGCGTTCCGTTACTCACTTTCCTAACCTCCTGAATCCTGCCGCCCTGCATGTCGCGTAACATCGTGGTCGGCTTCGCTCCTGGTATCACCTTCCCTTGTACTAAAATCCAACCTTTCATCATGTCAGATAAAACAGAGCGTCCGGCGTTTGAAATGTACATAGTTGTTTGCTTTTGTTATACCAAAGATACGTTGAGCTTTTGGATTTTCCAAATATATTTGCAAATATATTTGGAAATAATAAGCCCCATATCGGGGCTTATTATTAAAATGGGTAATCTTCGTATTCTGGTTTTGCCGGTAATGGCCCCTGAAGTTTTGCGCGGTACTGTTCGATGTGATCTTTAATGACTGCCGTGTTATGCAGCATTGTTTCAAGGTGTGCATATTGTGACTTCGAGGCGGCGCTACGCTGATAACGGTTAAGCACAAAAAGGATCACTTCCCGCCATTCGTCCATATCCTTATTACCGCGCCAATTATTGCATACATGGCAACAGTCCAAAATGTTTAGAATGTGGTCTGTGCCGCCATGTGATCGCGGGACGATGTGCTCCCTCGTCTTTTTAAGATCGGCGGAAAATGACCGGCCGCAGTAGCAACAACGGGCCGTTACCGGCGTTAAGGCTCCGGGTCAGGCTCTCCGCTGATCCTCCTTTCCTGCATATCCTCCCACGCCCTGCGCTCTCCTGGCGTTGGGTCGCTGCTATCATCTGTTAAAGATGGTCCGAACGGTCGCCGGTTAGCGCTTCCAGGTGCGCCGGGGTCTTCAGGAAAGACATTGTTTGAAAACTTAGCATATAAGCTACCATGAGCCACGACTGACCGATCCCCGTTCTCGAACTGATTATCGGTAATCTCTGTTTTACCTGTCTGCGGGTCGTGCTTCCATTCTCCATGCAAAAGCATTTCCTTATCGGCAGACGGAATGGCCATCATATCGGAAATATAGCGAACGTCGGGCATGCAGACGTCGGGCATGCGCGAATACTCCCCGAATTGCCAACCCATCCAAAGAACCGGTAGGAAATCTTCTTCCGTGATAAGGTGAGAGCTTAACGGATCGCCGTGCAAATCAGACATTACCGTAAGGCGATTATAAACGTCACGGTACAAATCGGGTAGGTCATCCGGGCTAAGGTCGTGCAGATAATGCACGTTTCCTGTTTTCTGGTCGTAAATCTCTATAATAACCGGGTCACCTTCTTTAGCTGGGAAATGTACGCCTGGGCCGTTGGGTACCGGGTAATCTTCCGGGACTATGCCGGTGCCAATCTGTTTAAAGATGTGCATATCCCAAAGGCGCGTTTCCACATTTTGAATAAATGTAAAGGCGTCATTACGATAGCCCGTAATTATAGTTATCACAAGGTCGCCGCCATCCGCTGTAAATTCGTTGTTTACGCGGCCGGCAAACCGGATAACATCTTCGTTTTCATCGTGTCCCGAAATGGTCACGTATGTTTCTGTGTTGCGTTTCATTTTTGAGCTTTTAAAAGTGTTTAAATTGTTTACACGCGGCGGCCTGCAATGTCACCGAAGAGGCGGTCGGGTGGTCTTTTGTTAGCCTGTCGTCGCCGCCCCTTGCGCATTTGTGGATAACCCGTTTACCCTCGTATATTCTACGAAGATGCAGACAGTCTTTGCAACGGGCAATCATGCCGGAATAAATTACCTGTGTCATACGATGATTTATTGTTATTAATTTATGCTTTTATAAAACCCGTAGGCTAACCACAATACAATCGTTACAGCGCCGCCCGATCCAAAAAGCAAGTCCAGCACCGAAAGAAGGAATAAAAGTATTTTAGTGTCAATCTTAAACATTACTTCAGGTGTTTAACCTCGTGTCGCGGGTCGTTTGTCGCCCACATGCGGTAAAGGTGAAAAATATAAAGCCCAGGCATTATGCCTATTGATCCGGCGTGATTGTGTCTAATATCCCGATTGAACCAAACGTCAGCGTCTACACATTTTTCCCTGAATGGCGTTTTCTCCCATACCCACTTCGGAAATAACATAAAGGCCCCGGCAATTATCTGTGTTGAGCTTATCGGTACAACTTCCGTTCCGTATGCGTCGAACCTGTTTTTTGCGATCCGCAAATGTTCCGTAATATCCGGGCTTTCGTTGAAACGTAACTGGTGCAGCTGGTGCGTATCTGCCAGCCGGTTCATATAGCATCCTATTAACCGATAATCTTCGCCGTGATCGGCGACAGCTGCGTTAATTATCATACCCCAGGCCGGATTTAAGAACATCGTGTCGCCATCACGTAGGCATATCCACGAACCGGCCGGGGCAAGCTCGCAGGCTTCATTATAAGCCCGGCCGAAGTTCTTATCGATGCTGTACGGTGTAACGTAGTGGATATTATTTTGCTGCGACATACTCGTAAATTTGTAGCCTTGTTTCGTTAATCTTGTTTAGGTCGTAGTGCTGGCGAACGTGTTCGGCGAGCTGTGCGCCCTTCTCTTTCCTGAAGGTAGAATCGTACACCATTCTTTCTATTTGTGTGGCCCAAAAACCAGGCGTAGATGCGTATTCAACGGCTGTACAATCCTTGTCATTAAGATAGGGAAGCATCCCGGAACATATAATAGGTATTCCTTTTGCGCCAGCTTCCAGGACCTTTAGATTAGACTTATTCATATTGAATAGATTGTCAGCCAGCGGGGCAATAGCAAACCCGTGTCCATCATAGCTATTCATGTAGTCGTGTACGGGTCGCGCGTTCTTAAACTCAAATCCCGGCCGGTCATCAAACATAATACCTATGCGCTCCCATTCATGCGCATGGTTCGGGTCCTTACCGGCTATCGTAAAGCTCAAAGGTTCCTTTTCGGTAAGATATTCCATTGCTTCTGCAATAACCATCAGGTCGAGCCTGTGCGATGCGCCACCTGCATATATCATTCGGCCGGTATCGATGCCGCCCGTTGTATCCCTGGTAAATTGCCCTTTATCGAACGGCAAGCCGTTAGGAATTACGAATGTTTGCTGGTTGTATGGCCGTATGAGCTGCGCTAAATTTTCAGTGGCACAGGTCACCGCGTTAGCGTGCCGGATGATCTTAATAACCTGACCAGCGTAATCTGAATGGTCCCAGTGCTGCTTCAGGTAATGGCCGGGGTATAACGACCAAAAGTCGTCTAAATCGACGATATACTTAAACCCGATACGGCGGCGCTCTTCCAGAAAAACGCCTACCGGGATCGTGGGTAACCGGTTAAAGATAACCAGGTGTTCGCCGGTTACTTCCGGTGTGCCGTCGCTTTCTGGAATACCGGCCACCTGTAACGGCAGCCGGATTCTATGATAATCGCATGAAACGCCCGGACGCACTGCGGGCCATAGTTTGAGCTTTGACATTATTTATAGGGTTTAAAGATGACCTGCGAATCCTTCCAAAAATGATTAGGTCCAGATATTTCCATCTCTTTGAATTTATCGTCGCCCAATGCGGATTTCCCGGACCATTTAAAGCCCTTAAAATCTCCGTCAATATCTGATATATGGAAGTATCGCTCAAAATCAATAATTGTACAATACCTTTCCGGGGCCAATCCCGCAGCGTGCGCACGCTGGAAATAATCGGCATCATCGAACCCATATTTTGCACCGAATCCGTCGAATCCGCCGATAGTCTTCAGGCCGTGTGTGGTGATGGCGAATATAACGCCGGTACTTTTGGCCGTTGAAACGAAGCTATCAAATACATTCTGCACCTCTCCCCACTCGTTAGGTACAGCACCCAACATGTGCAAATCAGGGTTTCGGTCGAATGCTTCCAGATATGCTTCGATGCAGCCGTCTTCCTTCGGGAAAACATCATCATCCATGACGAACATAACATCGCAATCGTCAATAAGCGATAAGCCGTAATTTCGAGCGCCAGCAACCCCCAACCATTCAGGCGGCCTTACGACTTCCACATTATTAACGAACAGTCGATTAACAGGGTTGTATATGGCCTCTTGGCTTTGGTCGTCGATGATAACCATCTTATCAAACATACTGTGTAAGAGGTGCTGGGAAACAGCGATGTTTAAAATTTCCTGCCGGTCTTTGGTAATAATGGCAATACCTACTTTCATTGTGCGGGCGTTGTGGGTGAGTAAATAACCCTGAAGTTTGTTTCCCTTCCGCCTGCCTCTTTGCGGCTTACGAAGTGGAAGTCACCACCGGCTTTATGCTCTTCAGGCGTAGCGACCCGGAAGTAATAATCGCCTTTGTCGAGTGCGTAATTAGCTCCGTGATTCTTCTTAACGCCTTCCTGATTGAGCAGGTATTTGTCGCCGTTTTCATCAACGAACCCGAACGGCGGTAAGCTGTCGAAGGCGATATAAACGCGGCATCCACGGCCGGTGCTTTCCTTCGTGAAATAAAACGAATGGTAAGCCGTTTCGGGATTAGCTATCACAAAGGAAAGCTGGGAATCGTAAATGATCGGACGTATCGGCGGCGCACTGATACCGGCGAACACCTGCAAGAAAATGCGTCCGGTACGGTTAATTTCCTTCAGCTCGTCGTCAGTAAAGGACCAACAGGAAGTCGTAACTCTTCCGTCGTTGTGCGCTGGCAATGGTTGGATATTCGGGTCGTTTTCGCCGCCCGGACCAACAAGCCGGGTATTAAAACCCGCGTAGTTAATCGGCTTCATTTGCTTTTGTTTGGTAGTTCTAAAATTCCGGTCTTAGCCCGGTTTAATATCATGCGGCCGGTATCAAATTTACCTACTTCGATCGCCCCGGCCTTAATCGCTAGTTCGCGCTTTTCCTTGCATATATCAAAGTGTTCCTGATATGTACCGGCGTCCTGTATCCACTTACGCTGTACGCCTATTTTATCGGCCATAACCAGCAGTTCTTCGGTAGTGTCTGCGATCATGTGACACATAACCATACGCCGAAATGGAAGGAAAGCGTTATCGATGTAAACCGCCATATTACATGATTCTATTAGGCCGCAAGGGCTGTAAGTGGATACCGTCATCGCGCCTTTCTTTCCATGCGTAATAAGTGTTATAATCAACCCAAATCACATAAGCGGAGGCGATGCGCTTGTCGTTATTGAAATTTATAGCGTCGCCCTGATTGGCCCAAAAGATGCCGCGATCGTCGGATGACGACAACCTACTTTGAACAATATCGCCAGCGTGAACGGTAAACATTTGGTCCGTATAGTCTGCAACGTTAATGGCTATTCTGCCGGTAATATCCGGGCGCAGCGGCTCTGCTTCTTTGGAGCATGACGCCATAGATAAAAAGGTAAAGATTGCCGTAATTATTACGGCAATCAGATGGACGGGTGAAAGATTTTTCAGGTTCATTTTAATGAGCGTTTAAAGGGTTGTTATTGAAGTTCTTTTAATCGTTTGTTGAGCTTTGAACGTCTGGATTTAAGGGCCTTCAGGATGACGGGGCGTAGCTCTTCTTCTATCTGCCTTGTGGCCTCGTGATACTCAAAGCTACCGAATTCGTTATTCGTTTCTTGTTCCAGGTCGTTAATTCTAACATTTATTTTTATCTTTTTTGCATAAATAAGGCTGTCGATTGCCTCGTCTAGGCTGTCCAGCTCTTTGCAGATAATGTGCGCTTCAGTTACATTTTTTCTGTTCATATTATTGAGGTTTTTATTTACCACAAATGTAAGTTGAGCTTTTGAATTATCCAAATATATTTGCAAATTTATTTGAGAGATATGTATTTGTCTTTCCACATAAGCCAATAACTAAAGGCTTCCTGGGCCTCTTTCGTCCCTAAATTAGTCAGGTGTTCGGGCGTCACGTTCCACAGTCCCAGTGCGCCGCGCATCGGTATAGGCTTACTGAAGAGAACAGGGTCACGCATTAGCCAGCCGAACCGACCGGCGTCGTAGTTACCGAAGGCGCGTTCTCGCTTGCATACTGCTATCGCATCCGGCAAAATAATAGCATGACCTGATTCGTTGCGTTGGTCATGTATAGGAAGCGGCGCGTCAGGATCGGCAAATTTTGAATAAACGACTATTTCTTTGACAGGTACAATGTCGTAAAGACATGCTGCGCCAATAATAGCACCACGTATACCACAAATATCGAAGTCTACGTCACGAAGGCGGGAGTAATGATAATTAAATTCGTCCGAAATGTCATTTTCGGTTACCTGCGTCTTTGACGCATGAATAAACACAGGCCCGCGATATTTCACGCTAAAACTGCGCGTTTCTACCTGCTTAACGCCGATCACTACAAGGCCGGCCCACGGATTGATTAAAGATAATGCTTTCATTTTTTGAGCTTTAAAACGGCGCGTCTTCGAGTTGTTCGCCGTTGTTAAATAATTCATCAGACCACAGGCGAGGACCGGGGCCGATGCTTTCAGGTGGCAAAGAGGTTGCGAGCTGGTCAAACAATGCAGTTTGAAGGTATCCGCCGTGTTGGATAATCTCCTGCTCTGTTACGCCCAGCTGTGAACGCATCTTTGTAATTACATCTTTCCTGGATAACGTCTTTTTGCTTTTAAAGATGACCTGCATACAGGCGCGCAGAGTAAGCGGGGAAACCTCCCGGCTCTCCATTGCCTTGCGCGATTCCTGCGGTCCGTCTTCGGTCTGATTTTCGTGCTTTTGTATATCAATCAATACGCCGGTAGGGATATGAAGCAGCGTTTTAGCGTCGAATATTAATTCGATGGCGTTCTGCATATATCTTTTATCCATAACGTTAGACTTTACGACATGCAGGTAATTTTTATATCGACGCTAAAACCCTTCAACGCTGGCGGCATCATGCGTAATTGCCAATACAGTACGTGGACGCTGCGTAATTGCTCCGGCTCCCTGTGACACGTTTTTAGTTAAAAACATTTTACCTTCCTTGCGCAAGGCGTCTATCTTTGTTTTTGCCGCATGGTGGATAATGATAATAGCAACATGATATTTAGCGTTTATACGGCCGAAAATAGCCATTATCTTACGCGCGTGGGTGTTACTGTTAATCTCCCCATCGATAAGCCCGAATAGGTCACTCATAGCGTCAACGACAATGCAATCGACGGGGCCTTCTTCCAATATCCTGATAATTTCCGCCTCTAACATATCCATTGTGTCAAAATCGATACCCTCCGTAAATTGCAGGTTGATAGCGTCCGGGTTAATGTCCGATCCCTCCATCGCTATAATTTGCTTTACTGCGGCGCGGATGAATTTTAAGCGGCCGTCTTCAGTGGATATGAAAAGCCCGCTTTTATGCTTCGCGTTCAATTCTAGGCCCAGGAAGTGAGGTTTGCCGGTTGATATATCCAAAAGCAATTGAGCGAATAAGCGCGTTTTACCGATGCCGTCTTCGCCGATGACCAGGGTTATTTCGCCATCAGGTATAAGATCGGGGACAAGGAATTTTGTTTCCTGGTCCTTTTCGGCCCACATCTCGCCAAACTTGTAGGTACTTTTCTTTGCAGGTGTACCGTTAGCGTGATTATCGCCGTTGAGCTTATCCAGCTGGGCTTTTTGAAAGTCGTTTACTATATCCATGATTAACACCCCCTTTAAAATGGTCCTTTGCAGTTAGTGCGGCCTATAAAAGTACGCCTATTGTATAGCAGTTGTAGCAGTGTGCGCAACTTTTTTGCTCGCCATATAACGTGCAATTTCGTCAGCGTTCGCCGTGATATATGCAGCTTTTTTGTCCTTAAACCATGCGCGAGAAACGGCAACGGAGAAATGAAGAATCTTTGATCGTTCTATGTTTTCGGCGGGCTGGTAACCTGGATGCTCTTTATTGTATGCTTCTACAAGGTCCCATTTATCGTGATGGTCTTTTATCAGCTTCCTTTCCAGGTAATCCCACATTTCCGGTATTATCAAAATATGAGCTTTGCGGCAATGCGTCATAAATTTATCGAAAGCAACGTACCCCGGTTTTTTTATCTTCGGACTTTTACGGGCGATGGAATATTGTTTATCAAACTCTTTTATCGCAACGACATTTATAACTGACTGGTGCTTTTCTTTTGTCACTTCGATAAGCCGCAGGCCCTCAATCTCTTTCACCTTTGAAGTGCGCCGTATTGTGCCGTCCGCCTCTTCTACAACGTATACTAACATTTCCATTTCTTCGGCGTCTTGCTCCGATTTGCCCTTCCCTCTTTTCTTGTACTCTCCCCTAAAATGGGCTTCCCAATCGTTGTGGTCATAAGGTCCGCCGCCGTGAGTGACGAATAAGCCCGCGTTATCCAAAACGAGGCCGTGGGGCTTTAGGCTTGCGGCGATTGCCGCTTTGCGTTCGTCTGCCGTCGCGCATTGATCGACAAGGCCACCGAGGGCGCGAGTTACGCGGCCGACTTCCTGCAAGTATTTCGATAAGCTCATGGTCGGCGCTGCGAGCTGCACAAAATCCAAGTTTGGAAAATCGGTTCCTTCGGTGAGTATACCTACATTACAGCAAACCTTTATCATTCCCGTACGAATATCCGCCATGATCTTTTCGCGCTCCGCCTGCGGCGTATTTGCGTCAATGTGTGCAGCCGGAACCCCGGCGTAAATGTACCGGCTCGTAAGCTCCAGGGAATGTGCCACATTTACCGCGTAAACGATCCCTGTTTTTCCTGCCGCGTGTTCGGTGTACGATTCTATTATCGGCACCATTTCCATTGCCTTACGGGCCTCTTCTTCGATAAATTCACCCTTGCTTGTGTGGACCTGGGAAAGGTCCGGCATTGAGCAAAGGAAATATCGTATTGGAACTAACCATCCATCCTGCGTGAGCTGCTTTAAGGTGCAATTAACAATCAGCTGCGTTTCCTTTCCAGGCAACAGGCTTGTAAATCCATCACCGGATAGGCGGTAAGGAGTAGCGGTAACGATCAATACTTTTGCGTTAGGCCAAAACGCCTGCACGACCTTACTATAACTGTTGTCGTCCGTGAAGTGGTGGCCCTCGTCCACAATAACAATGTCGGCAGGCGGAAGGTTTTTTCGGCGTATTAGCGTTTGAATACTGGAAACCTGACAGGGAAGGGAAAAGTCGGTAGGCGTGCTGCCTTGAATAATCCCGGCATATATTTGGTTACTATATAGCGTATTCCATGCCTGCTTTATAAGCTCGTCACGGTGAGCAATCACAACAACCCGTAAGCTCTTCATCAAACAGCGCTTTATCACGTCCATGAATGTAACCGTTTTGCCGCCTCCGGTCGCCAACACAAACATAATAACGTCGTGAACTTCCCAGGTACGGAAAATGTCCTTTATCCCTCTTAATTGATAATCGCGGGGCTTCATAATATTAGGTGTTTGAGCTTTTCGTATATAAGCATAAAGTCTTCTATACCGTCCCCTGATTCGGCGACGCCGCCAGCCTTTCGCACCTCGTCCATATATTCTTCCTGATCCGGCCGAAGTTCATCTGTGCCGGTCTTCTGATCCCACGCCAAATAAAGACCGAAGCCCCAGCGCGTTTTTAAACAGGCCACTACATCGAAGAACCCTAATCGGCTACCTGAAGGACGCCACCCGCCCTTTCCTTCGCCATATAAATTTTCATCCCATTGGCCCTGAACGTTAACCCGGCTTGCGCTGTGGCCTTCCGATAAAAGAAAGTTGATAACCGCCTGTTGCTTGTTATTGGTCGTACCTGGTACCTTCACGGTTACCCAGTGACCCTTTTTACCGGCAGGCTTCTTTTTATAAACCTTACGGCTCATAAGATAGCATGTAAGACGATGATAAGAAAGGCTACCACCATTCCCATTAAGAACGCGCCGAATGTCTTACGGGCAATGTATGTGTCGAATTGCTGGATAAGCTCGCGGCGATGTTCGGCCCACCATACAGAAACGCGACGCGCATCGTCTAAGGAAACATCAGAAAGCGGCTTTAGTCGGTCCTGAATCTCGTCGAACTTTCGTTCGGTAATAGAGGTTTTAATTTGTGCCATAAAGTAAGATTGAAAGGATTTGGAAATAGCGGTTTGTCTTTTGAGCTTTCGGGTATTATACAACATCAGGATAATAGACGCGACGAATGATTTTACCGCAGGTCTGCTGGCAAACATGGAACCGCTCTTCCAATTGCCTTTTAGTCATCCCGGTAGCAGCGAGCCTGCGAAGCTCCCTAACATCGTCGTGAGTTAATTTTTTAGGCTTCTGCACAAGGCGGCCAGCTTTGACGCTATCGTCTTTAATGTGCTTTACGTTGCCGGAAAGCGGCCATACTTCGGCGTGCTTCTTTTTAGGATCAATCCAAGTACGCTTACCGCTGTCGTCAAACATGCGGATTTTCCCGCCGTTGTGAGGGTCCGGCAAAAGTACCGTACCGGTTTGCTGATTTACGAAGGTTCCGTCGTGTTGCGTAACAGTATAGCGACTAAACCCCGGCACAATTTTTTTGCGCTGTTCTTTTGGCTTCTTTTCCATGTTAGCTTTGTTTTATGTTTTAGGTTTTGAAAGAATGATCAAACATTTATCAGGGTCGAAATCTTCAGGTAAAGCCCCCATGCGCAAATCTGATTCGACGCTATCCGGGTCTAAAGGCTCAATCCAATATCCCTCTCCGTATGCGGTGCGGACCAGGGATTTTGCCGTTTTCTCATTTTTGCCTTTCGTACAAAATTTGAATTCGGCCGGTTTATTGTTAATGGTATATCCGCCATACCATACAAGAAAAACACCCATTGCAAATATATTTACTTGCGCTAATATAATGAGCTTTCAATAATTTTGCAAATATTTTGGCCGTTATTTTCCCCGGCGTAGCTGCTGGACCACCTCTTTTATGAGCGCGGCGCTTATCGTGACGGGTAAAATGGCAGAAAGGCAAACAGGTATACGGTATAAAAGATGCACATCATACCAGTCGAGATAAACCCATAATGTGCAAGCGCCAATGACCTGCATTATTATACCAATAGCAAGCAGTATGCACATTATTATACCACCCGCTTTTTTACCTTCTTTTTTATATGTTGTCATGTTGCTAGTTTTTTTGTGTTAAAATTGTGAATCATTGTGTAGTAATAGAATGCAAGGCGATTGTATTTGTCACGACCGCGCAAATATGCCCTGTCTCCGCGCTCAATAGTGAAGTGAAAAACCTTAAAGGTATCTCGCTTGTCCGGCTTCTTACTTACGGCGAAGTAAATCATTTTGTCAATCTTCGCCATATCCATATATAAAGATCCTTGCCTGTCATAGTCTAAAATTTCCATGTGATGATTAAAGTCGTGCTGGCTCTTCGTGTTGGTTGTCTTTACGTCTGCCCCCATCGACCCGAGCTTTACGCCGTCCATTTTGCAGCGCATTGGTAGCGTGAATTTAAGCCCGTCATAATCAAACTGAAAGTTTGTTCTATAAAAGGCGTGTTGCTTTTTCATGTAAGGAAATATCCCGGCGAAGATAGGGTCATCCTGAAGGCTCCGCGCCATTGCCTGCGCCCTATTTATGTCTTCCTGCTCAAAGTGTATAACCCGACCATCTTCACAGTATAGGTCGTTTTCGTCAAAATCGATAAGTTCGGGTGAAGTAAGCATCGCGTCTACAAGGTTGCCAAAATCAAATGCAATCTGAAGATTAGGCACCTTAAACCCACCGTACAAATACCCACTGAACTGGGTTAGTGTACTGTTTGATATAAATTTATGCTGCTGGTAATAATTAATGTTCATCGTCTTCAGATGTTGGGATATAGGCAAACCTTACCTGTCTATAAACAATTTTATCATGATCGGTGCAGAAGTATTTAAAGCCCTCATCTTCCTGAATGAATTCGTCCGGCATGACTTCTGCCGGAATAACAGAAAGCGCATTTTTTAGTCTATCGAATGCGTCTGCCGCCTCTCCGGCAGCAGGACCCATTCCGCGCAAAGATGTGCCTAAATGCTCCATACTCTCGCGCACCAGTTGCAGCCCCCGCGCGTTAACCATGTTTGCTTTTAGCCTTCCCAGCTCCGCTTTATATGCGGATCGTGCATCGGCCTTGCGCTTTTCTATCGCCTTATTATACGCGATGAAAAAGAAAATGCAGATGCCAAAAAAGAAGATGGTAATAATACCGCCCACAATCTGCGGAGTGTCCAGTAAGTATTCAAAATTTTCCATAATGAGTGGCCGGGATTGTCCGCCCGGCGCGGAGTTTATAAGTTGCTAAATCAGTTACGAACGTCTAAAACAAACATGCGAGGTATCCGGTTAGGATTCTTTATTGTATCGTTGAAAGAGGCGACATAAATATCGATCATTTCCGGGCCTTCTTTAACCGAAGCTATTATCGCCAATGCTTCGCTATCCTGATATACTTTTGTATTTCCTATAAGGGCGGCCTTATGCGCTAGGCAAATAATACTTTCGCGGTCATCGGCGGTTGCGTTTCTCATGGATTATTGATTGTTTATTTTAGAAAATACTACGCAGGCCATCATGAATATACCAACGATAAAGAATAGAATACCAGCAGCGGGCGCACTGATTAAGCCAACAAAAAAAGATGCCAGGGCTACCACAGGCAGGCCGATAAAGGCAAATATCAGAAACTTTGCCAGTAATGATAAATCGTAATTCGCATTGTTTTTCATGTCTTTATTGCTTTTGTTGAAACAAAGATACTTTGAGCTTTTGGATTTTCCAAATATATTTGCAAATATTTTGGAAATAAAAATAGAGAAGGCCGCTGGTAGATACCTGCGGCCTATTCCCTCTAATGAAAACCCCAAAAACAAAATAAAATTAGAACGGTAAGTCGTCGCCCCCGCCTTCAGGGCTTGCGGTCGGTGCCGGGGTGTCCGCCTGCTGTGGCTCACCTGAAGATTGAGCGCCGTCATTGTTGCCGGTGCTGCCCAGTTGCAATTCGCTAACGCGAAGCTCTAAGGCGGCATGTATGCTGCCGTCCGTATCACTTTGCCACGCACGGGCCGCAGGCTTC